AAGAAAGAGATTGAAGTGTGTCAAGAAGCCGTAGCTCTTTTAACAAATTATATAGCTGATGCTGAAATAAGGGCGATAATCAAAAGGTTTATAATATTATGAAGAAACTAAAATATTTTATACTTGGTATATGTGTATTTATACTGTTAGGCACAACTTTCTGTTATTCAGATATAGTAAGAGATATTCAAGACAATCATATGGTCATCTATTATATAGCAGACGCCAGTGGAGACCATGTAAGTGGACAAACAGTAACTTTATCAACAATGAGGGTGAGTGATGAATATTGGTTCGACTTTAATGACAATGCCTTTAAAGCAAGTGGATGGACGAGCAAAACTACAAATCTCTCTGAAGACTCAACCAACGGCTTTTATTATTACTCATTTGACCCGCCAGCAGGTGAAACAGGGGCAGACCAGTATCTCTTCGTTGTTGATAATTCCAATGCAACATACGGTGACCATCAAGGAGAAATTGTTTCCTACCAAAACATTGGAGTAGGTACAAGCACTCTTGTAGCTTCGGACAACATAGGGATAAATTGGGCAGATATAAGCAATCCTACAACTACAGTAGGATTAACTAATACTACAGTATTGAAGCTGGTTGAGTTAGATGAAGATAATACTACAATAGACTTAGATGGGAGTACTGTTGGTACAGTTACTACTTTGACTACTAAGACTGGATTCTCACTTTCTGCAGCAGGTATTGATTCCATATTTGATGAAGATATAACAGGACATACAACAGCTGATACTGCAGGAAAGAGGATAGGTGGATTATCTGAAGTAGGGTTGATGTTTGGAGATGGTTATACAGTAGATAGTGCTAGTAGTACAACTATTATTGATGCTGCTTTTAGTGCTTATGGAAATGATTTCTTTATAGGATATTATATTATAATGACAAGTGGTAGTGCAGATGATGAAGTTAAAGAAGTAATTGACTTTGTAACAACTAGTGGAACTTTTACTGTTTATCCTGATTGGGTAGTTACTCCTTCAGCAGCAGATACATATGAACTTTGGAGAGGAAAACCAACAATAATTTTACCTGGACGTTAATTGAATGGCAAGTAGTAGAGTATATTTGGAAAGATTAGGGCAATTGATAGGAGACACTTTCACACTCCAAGATGCAGATTCAATAAGTGCAGTGGTTAAGGATTTAAGTGATACTACTATGGAAAGTCCTACTCCAATTAAAGAGAGTACTGGTATTTACTATGTGGAATTGGAAGATGCTCTTTATTCTTCAGCTCAGGTTTATAATGTTATTTGGACTTTAGAAATGATTAGTGGATTTAGTCAATCTTTCACTACTCGTTTTTATTATAATGCTGAATCAACAGTTACAAGAGTTCAAGTTACTGATGCTGTATTAAAGATGAGAAATAAAAGGTATAAATTACATATTAAAGAACGTCTAGCACTTAAAGTAAGAAGAGGTTAAAAATGGATTGTACTGAAATAAGAGTTTATCGAGAAAATGCAGAAACAATAAAGTTGTTGTTAATTGACCCAGACACAAATAAAGGTTATGACCTTTCAGACACTACTGTAAAATTTAAAGTCACAAGCTCTCTCAATGATGCAACAAGTTATGAGATAGAGAAAACAGCTACTCTCACTGATGAAGATGCAGGAGAGTTTGAAGTTGCTTTGCTAAGTACAGATTTTGCTAGCACTGGTGATTACTGGTATGGAGTGTTTGTTGACGATGTGTTAGTAGCACAAGCTCGTTTTATAGTTAAAGACAGTATAATAGTTTAGGAGATGATTTAATGAAAAGAATGACAAAAGCATATATTTTAGATAATGATAGGATAATTAGTGCTGACCAGTATGACCGAGCTATCGCAAACCTTCGGAATAACCTAACAGCAAAAGGCAGGAGACCAAAGAGTACAGACCCAAATTCTAAAACTATAAGTCCTCTTGAACAACAGAATATTGGAAATACTTATGGTATGAATAACAATCTCATTGAACCTCCTATAGATGTAGACCTTTTGGAATCAGCTTATCTTTTAAGCTCAGTGCATTATCGCTGTTGTGTTATTAAAGCTGAAGATACTACTTCTAAGGGTTATGTCATAGAGCCAAAGAATTTTGACCGATTGGATGCAAAAGATGATACTCGATTAGAAGACAAAAAGTTTCTTTCTCAGCAAGAGAATGCTCGCATGTTTATGGAAAATGCTAATGGAGCACAGGGAAGTAAGGCTTTAGTTGATGCAGTTGTGAAAGATGAAGAAAGCATAGGTTGGGGTGCAGTAGAAGTATTGAGAAAGATTAGTGGAGAGATTTCTGACCTTGTTCCAGTTCCAGCTAAAGAGTTGAGATGGACTACTGATGGATATATACTTCAAGTTAGAGGAAATAAAGCTATAAGATTTGTAAGCTTTGGTGAGAAGTTTTTATTCAATAAAAAAGAATCAGAACAAGAAAGAAGACTTGTTGCAATTAGGTCTATTGAGTCAGATGGTACTAAAGAGCCAAAGAAAGTATCTATATCAAAATCAGCTAATGAGTTACTTATTATAAAGCATCAGAATAGCTATGGTGGTCCATATGGGATTCCTGATGTAATAGCTAGTATGATATCTGTCACCAACATTGCAGGAATAGACAACTATCTATCTAAATTCTTCGAAAATCATGCTGTCCCACAGTATGCTGTGGTGATAGAGGGTGCTGACGAGGTAGATAATAAAGTAATCCAGCTTATACGACATTACTTTAAAAAGGAAATAAAAGGAAAGCCTCATACAACTCTTGTTCTTAGTACTCCAGAGGGAGTGTCTATACATTTCGAGAAGCTTTCTGCTGAAACTAAAGAGGGAAGTTTTCAAGACACTAAGAAAGTTTGCCGTGAAGATATTCTCATAGCTCATGGAGTTACTCCTGCTCAGGTTGGTATTATAAATACTGCCAATCTAGGTAGTGGCTCAGGATTGAGTCAGGCTGAGAACTACAAGAACAGGGTTGTAATACCTCTCCAAAAGAAGATGGAAGACCAGTTTTGGGGAAAGATATTTGGTTGGCAAGGATTAAATTATGACCTTATTCAAGTTCGCTATAATGAATTAGACATTAGAGATTATGAAGAGTTAATGGAACAACACAAGGCTTATTTGGATAGAGGAGCTATGACTGTTAATGAAGTTAGAAGAGAACTTGGCTATCCTCCAATTGAGGGTGGAAGTAGAGCTTTCTTGAAATTGGCTAATGAGATAGTGTTTGTAGATGCCTTTGAAAGTGCAGGAGATAGTATGGGAGGTATGGGTGGAGATACCCCAACTGATGGAGGAAAGACTGACCAAGGAGCAGCAGATGCTGGGTTCAACAAACCTAAACCTAAAAAGAAACCTAAAGCTGAAGAAGAAAAGATGTTTAAAACATTTAAGAAATTATTAGATAAATATTTTAAATCACCGTGATTATATAATAAAATATAACATTGGAGGATAAAAACATGGATGGAAGTAAACAGTTTTCTAAAGATTTTAAATTTTCTATGGGTTTTAATAGCATCTATAGGAAAGGAAAACAGAAACAGATGATAGAAGGCTTTGTCTCAATGGAAACAAGTAAACGAGATAGAGATGTAATTCCTCCAGAAGCTTTTAACATAGAAACCTATATGCAAAATCCTCAAGTGTGGTACAATCATGGTCCATGGAGAGATGAGAATGAAAATGAAATACCTATCGGCAAGACAGTCTTTCTAACAGTAGCACAAGTTAAGGAAGTTAATAGTGATTTTATAGTTGTTGATACTAGAGATGAAAAGCAACCAATGTTGGGAGTTATTACAGAAGCAAAAGCTCAGTCTTTAACTCTTAGTGATGGTGATGTTGGATTGTGGGCGAAGATTCACATAACAGTTCCTGAAGTTTGGGATATGATAAAAGATGGACAGCTTAATGCATTTAGTTGGCAAGGTAGAGTTCGCTTTACTGAAGAGACAACCCAAGTTGAAGGAAAAGATGTTAAGTTTGAGAAGATAGATGCAATTGATTTGGTTGAAATTAGCGTAGTTCAGATTCCTGCAAATGAACGAGCTATTTTTAGCATAGCTAAGTCTCTGTTCTCTGAGAATAGTGATTTAGAATCAGCAAGAAAGAAGGCTGATACAAAAATTGATAAAAAAGATTTAGAATTGAAAGATGAAAAATTGAACAGAGTACCGAAAGTTATTAAAGGTTTATTTGGACTAAAAGTTAAAAAGGAGGATGCAAACGTGGATAGGTATAGTGAGATAACAGAAATCCTCAAGGATTCAAAGTGTGTAGTTGTAATATCTGAAGAGGATGCATATAAAGGCTTTATTGAGAAGCTCTCTACTGAAGAGTTTGATGCTCATAAAGAAAGCTTGCTGGCTATCAAAGATAATGAACAGAAATTCTCCATCTCCCTCCTTGAAGAAGGTGAAGATGTTTCCTTGAAACTCGAAGTAATGGAAGAGAAGAAAGAAAAGAAAGAGGAAGTCAAGGAAGAGAAGAAAGAGGAAAAAGATGAAAAAGCAGATGAGAAATCTGATGACATAAAAACTCTTAGTGAGAGATTTTCTGCTCTTGAAGCCTTAGTTAAAGAGCTTGCAAAACAAAAGATTGATGATAAGAAAGAAGATAAAGAAGAGAAAAAGGAAGAGAAGAAAGAAGAGAAGAGTGATGATTTACTAAGTGTTTTAGCTGAAAAGCTTGGTAAGGTTCTCGAAGGTAAGAGTGGTATGGAATCTCATATTACTGATGAACTTACTAAGAGTGTTAAACTTCTTACTAGTGAATTGAAGAAAGCTCAGGACACTGTTCTTACTTCAAAAAGTCTTAAAGACATTGACCAGGAAGATGTAGGAGATGTTAAAGAAATGTCTCTTGATGATGTATTTGAAGATGTACTTCCTGATGGAAGTGGCAACTTAATATAAGGAGAAATTATGACTATTGAAATATTAAAAACTCAAAAAGAGGAGCTGAGGAAGAAAGCTGCAACAACTACCACTACTCTTGGAGATGGTTATTTAAACAGGGTTCAGAACAACAAGTTCATCGACCTTACAATTGAATACCAGAAAGTTCTTCAGGACATAACTCACCGTGCAGTTGACCATCCTAAAGGAGAAATCGATAAGATTATCCTCTCAGGTAATGTTCTTCGCAGACAGGATTCTGAAGGTGGAACTGAAACAACCACTTCTTCTCCAACTGTAACTAATGTAGAGTATGATACTGTACAGTTAGTTGCTTGTTTCGACCTAACAATTCAGGCTGACAGTGATTCTATTGAAAAGAAAGGCTTTAAGAATACGATGGTTAGAATGTTCAGTTCTGCTATCTCTAATGACCTTGCTCAGCTTGTAATCGAGGGTGATGACAGCCTTGGTAGTGCAAATGCTCAGCAGAATCTTCTGCGTTCATTTGATGGAATTCATATTCAGACTCAACTTTGTCCGAATATACTTGATGTTAATGGTCTTGGTGTAAGTCTGCTTATGTACAAAGACCTTATGGCAGCTCTTCCTAATAAATGGAAGAAAGGTGACTACAAATCAAGATACAAATTCATTGGTGGTGTTAATGTAGTAGAAGATATGCAGTATACTTTTGCAGCTCGTGCTACTGCTGGTGGAGATAAAGGGTGGACACAGGATGTAACACTTGCACCTTTTGGTATTCCTATTGTTCAGTGGCCATTTATTCCTGAAGACCTCACAATAGGTACAGCTCAGACTGATGGTACTTTTATTCTTCTGGCTGACCCTAAGAATTTTATTCTCTTTATACAGAGAAATATAAAATTCTATTTTGACTTCCGTCCAAGAAAAGGACTTACAGAAGTCACTATCTATATGTGTGCTGATTTCCAGATTGTTGAACAGGATATGATAGCTAAAGCAAGAAGTTTGTCGTGTGACGCTTCTACCGCATATACTGGGTAGTTTGTAATAACTGTAGAGAGGGAGTGAAAACTTCCTCTCTATAACTGAATTGAGAGATTGATATGATTAGAAAAGCTACAAGAGAAAAAATGAGATTAGCCAAACTTGGAAAAAGTCCTTCCCAAACTACTAAAGATAAAATCAGCAAAACTCTCAAAGGTCACCCTGCTTGGAATAAAGGTCTTACCAAAGAAACTGATTCAAGAGTTCTAAATATGGCATCACAGAAAGTTGGAAAACCAAAGACTCAAACTACTACTCCAGAGTACAGAGAACATCTCAGGAAAAGATGGATTGGAAAAAAGAATCCTCTTTGGCAAGGTGGTGTGTCTTTTGAAAAATATGGTAAAGAGTTTAATGAGACATTAAAATGGAAAATTAGAAAAAGAGATGGATTTCAGTGCCAGAGTTGTGGTTGTTCTGAAATAGAGAATGGTAAAGGTTTAGATATTCATCACATAGATTATAATAAGAAAAATAATACTCCAACTAACCTTATATCTTTGTGTGTTAGTTGTCATTCTATAACGAACTTTGAAAGAGGTGACTGGATAAAACACTATCAAATGAAAATAGAATATAAAGTAGTTAAATAGTATATTGTAAAACGGATTGAGATTAACTTAAATTGGAGGTGTCGTATGGGACTTGAATTAAGTAGTAAACATGATAGTTATACTTATAAGGATAAGTTTAACCAAATTGAATTTGTAACTGGCAAACCTGTTTATAACCTTCCCCCTGATGTAGAAAGATACTTACTTGGTCTTGGCTATTTCTTTTATAGAGCTGACCCAGGCAAAGAGATTCCTGAAGAAATCCAGAAAGCTGAAGAAAATGCTGCTGACAAAGCAGATACTCCTGCCAAAAAAGAAGAAAAATATAAACAAATGCGTATGCAAGCTGAGGAACTTAAAAAGAAAAAGGCTGAACCTAAAAAGACTCTTATCCTTGATGATGATGGAGTACATGAGGAAGAAGAATTAGGGAAAACTGATATAGACTTTGATGGAGTAGGATTTGATTCTGCCCGTCAGGCTTTTGAGATTCTTGGTGTTGAGGGAAAGGATGCAATCCGTTTAGCTAATAATGCTTTGAATCTAAGTAGAATTCTAAAGTGTGCTATGCCTGAAGCTTGTACTATGATTATCAACAAAGAAGGACTTTCGGCTCCATCAGGAAAGAAAGTCTCTCCTCCTGATGCTAGTCCAGTAGAAGAAGCAAAAGAAGAAACTCTTGATGTAGCAAAAGAAGAGCCAGAAGAAGAAATGAAACTGATAAGGAAACCTGCTCCAACTACTCCTAAGCGTGTAAAACGTAAGAAAAAAGTTGGGAGAAAGTGATGTATGTCTGTTTTAGTTCTTACAAGGTATCCATCTTATACCTATAAAGGTTTGGATTATTATAAGAATGTACCTATAGAGATTAATGATGATGATGTAATAACTCATCTTAATCAGCTTGGGTATTTTATGTGCTTTAAAAGTTGGGATGATTTACCTGAAATTTTTAAGTCTCCTTCTGTGATTCCCAATCACAAAGAATCCCGAACCACTCTTCCTGAAGATTTAAAAGACAAAAGAATACTTCTGAAAAGGAATGGTGGTTTGGGAGATATTATTGGAACAGTTAGTATTGTTGAGTTGCTGAAAAGTGTAGAGCCTAGTGTTAGAGTAAGTGTGGCTTGTCAGAACTGGCAATTTCCTCTGTTTCGACTTTTTCCTTCCATAGATGGTCTTGTTCCTTATCAAGACAGTCGCAAGTTTGAAGTTTTATATAATTATGATGCTATACTGGATTTTATAGACACTATAGAGAATAATTCCAAAAGAACAAGTACTGACTATTATGATTTGTATAGAGATATGCTTGTTACTCGCCACAAAGGTGTAAAATTTAAAGGTTTGCCAATTCAATTACCGAAAATTAAAACTCAGTTTGATAAAGAAATTGATGATTGGTTAGGAGTTAGGGGAATAAAAGACTTTATCATTCTTCATACAGGAGGTTCTAGTCCTCTTCGGAAATGGCAAAATGAAAAATGGGAACGATTAGCTTATGAACTTACTCAATTTAGTGATATAAATGTAGTTATTACAGGAAGTGAGTATGATTTCTATATAGATAGGAAAGATAGGAATGTATATTCAGCTGTTGGACTATATTTGGATAGAGTTGTAAGTCTGGTAAAGAAAGCTAAAGCTGTGGTGACTACTGATACTGGAATGGTTCACATAGCTGGACTTTTGGAGAAAACTACTATAGGTTTGTGGGGGAATACTAAGCCTGAGTCTGTAGTTAGTTATTATAAGAATCATTTTCCAGTATCAGTTCAAGGGTGTCCTAGTTCTCCTTGTTTTATTTTAAAGTTGTCTGGGTGTCCTAATAGGAAGATTGTTCCTCTTTGCATGAGGTCTATAAAAGTAAATGATGTTATAGAAGCTGTCCAGAGATTTGGAATTGTCAATCTACAAACAAATAAACCACAAGCTGTGATTAATGTAAAAAAAGAAATTCCTGATTTAGAAGTTAAAGTTGTATCTAATTACAAAGGAGAATACTATCAAGACCGATACAACATTGTTCTTGATAAAAGGACAACTAATGTTCTATATATAACAGAAACTGAAGTTGTATATAGTGGTGGAAGATATCATGGTTGGATGACTATGAAGGCTTTAGCTGAGAGAGGATTTACTGTTTGGGTTTTGACTAATAAGATGCCAGTCTTCTTTGATGATTTTAACTACAAAGAATTTAAAGGTAAATTCAATATAATAATTGACCCATCAATGGACATTTCCCGATATGACCAAAAATTTGATTACATAGTTGGTGAGCCTTATAATACTTGTATAACTGCTGTGGAGTATAAGAAAAATACTGGATTTGGAAAAGTAGTTAATTTTATATATGAGACTCCTAACTATATTAGGGAGTATCGGAAAGGTGATGACAGTAAGGAAGGATTTTGGACAGCTTGTAAACAAAGTCTCCTTGAGAGTGATATAGTTGTAACTTTGTCTGAGTTGGGAGTTAAGAAGATGAAAGAATGGGATAAGCTTTTTGAAGATAAAGTTATTATTCCTATTGAACCTGCTTGTAATAATATTGTTGGAGATAAGATTGTTCTGCTGGGAAAGATGGCTAAAAAGGATTATGATGTTATTTATATTAGTATGGTTAAAGATTATAAAAACCATTTGTTTCTTTTAGAAAGCTTGTCCAAGATATTCGAGAAATGTAGAGTTGCTTTAGTGGGATATAGAGCTAGTCATATTAAGTCTAAGTATAGATTTTCCAATTTGGAAGTAAGTACTTTTGAGAATATTAATGATGAAGATAAATTTAAACTTATAAAAGCTTCAAAGATGATGATTGTTCCTAGTAAATTTGAAGGTTTTGGAATGACTCCTTTTGAAGCAATGTTAGTGAAGATTCCTGTTTTTTGTAGTGATTTGCCTATATTAAAAGAGAATTATAAGGAGCATGTTAATTATTTTAAACTTGATGATTTTAACAGTCTTGCTAAAGAGGTTCTCGATTACAAGAATGCAGTATACCATAAACTCCTCCAACCAGCAAGAGACTATGCTCTTGAGAATTTCTCTATTCCTGCTTTAATGGACAGGACTAAAAGGATTTTTGATAAGAAGCCAGTACTGAAGAAAGAAAAATTGAGATTGGGTGTTGTTGTAAGTTGGAGTGAAAAATGTGGTATAGCTGAGAATACAAAATATTACATAGATGGACTAAAGGATTATGAAGACATAAAAATATATGCTCCAACTGATGGAAAGATATATGGAAAGGATAATACTGATTTAGTTAGGCGAGTTTGGTCAAGAGACTTTAAGGACTATCAACGATTACTAGATGACATAAAAAAGTATGGAACTAATGTAATTCATATTCATCACGAATTTTCTTTCTATCAAGATACCAATAATTTTATTCGCTTTATAAAAACTTTAAAAGAGATGGGAATAAGAGTGGTAATAACATATCATACTTATTATATAGATGTTGGCTTTCACAAAACAGTAAATGCTTTAGTGGATAAAGAATTGGTTTGTAATTCTGCAGCAGCAGTGAAAGCAAGAGAAGCAACAGGGAATAGGAGTATTGGTTGTATTCCTCTTCCCTGTTTGCAATATGATAATGTAGATATAGAAACAGCTCGAAAGAAATTGAACATACCTCTGGATAAGAAGATTGTTGCAAGCCATGGTTTTTTCCAACAGCATAAAGGATATGATTGTCTTGTTAAATCTTTAGCTTATATGGGAAATAATACAGAGATTTGGATTATAGGAGCTGGAGATGTTAAACATGAATGTTACCAACATATAAGATACCTCATTAAGAATTTGAAGATTAAAAGTAAAGTTAAGATATTTGACCAATATTTGACTATGGATAAAGTAATGGAGAAATTACAGTGTGCTAATATAATAGCTTATGCTTATACGATTAAAGGGTATTATAGTGCCTCAGCTGCAGCTCGTACTGGGTTGTCATGTGGCAGACCTTGTGTTGTCAGCCACAGTCCTATGTTCGAGGACATCTTCCCTATAACTAAGCAGTTTCCTATGCTAGACTCAAGAGCATTAGCTGAAATATCTAACAATCTTATTGGAGATAAAAAAGAGTCAGATAAGCTAGTTAAAAAGTCTATGGAGTATGTAAGAAGTTATCCTCCTGAAAAAATATCTCAACTTCACAATGAACTATATTTGAATTTGCTATAAGGAGAAAATATGATTGAAAATAACGCAAAAATAAGTTATGAAGTAGTAATAGGAATCAGTACCTATAATGATTTTCAATGTGTTGATGGATTATTAAAGACTATTCGATATTATACCAATTATGATTTAGAAAATGTTGCTATCGTTATATGTGATGATGGAAGTAAAGAAGAATTCAAACTCAGTTTAAGATATATAGTGGAACAGCATCAAGCTTGGCATAAGAATATATTTCTCATAGAGCATATGCACAATCAAGGAATAGCTTCTACTTGGAATCATATTTGGAAACATATAAAAAGTAAATATGTTGTTATGTTGAATAATGATATTTTGGTAACTAAGAATTGGCTTAATTCTTTGATATTTTTTTTAAAACATAATCCTCATTGTGGAGCTTGTTCCTTGCCTGCTTATTACATAAGACCCACAATGGTTAAAAGCATAATAGAAGAACAAGATGTTGTACTGATTCAGACTATCAATCCAAATACAAGAAAACTTCAAGAATGTATTGCTCATAATTATCAGGAAAAAACTGATGGTTCACCAGGTAGAGTAATGGCTCCAGCAGGTATGTGTTTTGCTGTAAAATATTCGACTCTTAATGCTTTTGGTGGATTTGATGAACTCAAGTTTAAAAGTTTTTATGAGGAAATAGATATGGGAACTATGTGTGCAGCAAGAGGTATGCCTAGTTATTCATTGCCTTATCCTCATATTTATCATATATGGGGACATACTTTTGCTAATAATCCTGAACTTAAAGCTGCTGAAACAATGTCTGAAAGTAGAACTAATTACATAAAAAAGTGGAAAGGAGATATACTTCAAACTGATGTTAATAACCCTCATTATAGATTCATGAGAGTTATCCCCCCTAAACTTATAAAATGGTTAGATTTTTCAGAAGAAGAGGGAACAGATTGGGTGGTAAAAGAATATGGTGAAACTTGGAATGATGTTAAAGCTAGTGCAGGTGAAAAGAGATATTTTGAACTTTTAAAAGAAAACCGAATAAAACTTGAGGACATATAAAATGGATATTAGTATAGGGGTCATTTCATATAATGGTTTGTATAGGGTGGAACATTGCATAAGGTCTATAATGGAGATGTCTAGTAAGGATATTGATTTTGAAGTTCTTTTCTGTGATGATGGAAGTCGATTCAAAGAACACAGAGATAATGCTTATGAGATTTATAAGAAATATGAAGGGCAAAATAATTTCACCATTATTCAGCATGCTTACAATGAAGGCATAACAAGAAGCTGGAATGACATAGTTGAAGCTGCACAATCAGATATAGTAGTTATGTTGAATGATGATATATTAGTAACTAAGAACTGGCTTAAATCTGGTCTTTACTTTATGCAAAATAATCCAGAAGCAGGAATGGTAGGTTTTCCTACATTTTTTTGTAAGAGAGAAGAGATGGAAGGTTTTTTCCGATTAAATGGTTGGTTAAAGCCTAGAAGCCCTCATGGTAGAAAAATTCAAATTCCTACAGAAGAAGTTGACATAGCTCTTTCTTCAAAAGTATGTGATAGACCTCCTGGAAGATGTGCTTGTCCTGTTGGGTGTTGTTTTATGTTTAGGAAAAGCGAATGGGAGAAGATAAAGTACAAGGATGGTAGTATAGGATTTCCCGAATGGTTAAAGAGCTTGTATGAAGATTTTACTTTCGCTTATGAAATGATGATGATGGGAAAAAGAAATTTTATGTTAAGGACTCCTTATTTGTATCATTGTTTAGGAAATACTTTCACTAACAATCCTGAGTTGAGATGTGATTTATTATTGTTAGAAAGTCGTAAAAAGTTTATAGAATACTATGGTGGAGATGAAAGAAATGTAATGGACAAATATTATGAAGAAAAGAAAAAGAAAGAAAAATACATACAAATTAAATACTTAGATAGTAATTTGAAAGAAAGAGAGGAGCTAGAAACAAAGTGATAATGTACTGTAGCTGTGGAAAAGAAGTTTTTGATAAGAAGCTTCTGCTGCATGAATTTGAGCAACACAATAGAAAAGGTCAGTTAGTCTGGGCAAAGTGTTTTCATGGAGAAGTAGTATTAGATAGACGGACAGAAGAGGAAAAGGAATGAAAAAGAAGATAATGCTAGTTGTAGGAGCAAGACCTAACTATATGAAAATTGCTCCAATTATGTCGGAACTAAAAAAGTATCCAGATGAATTTGAATATGTTTTTATTCACACAGGTCAGCATTATGATAAAAATATGGGTGATGATTTTTTTAAAGAGCTGGGTTTGCCTGATGTATATGCAACTTTGGGAGTAGGAAGTGCAACTCATGCTTATCAAACTGCAAAAGTTATGGAGAGATTTGAATTATTTATAGATAAATTTAATCCTGATTTAGTAATAGTGGTTGGAGATGTTAATAGTACTTTAGCTTGTGCATTAGTTGCTAAGAAGAAAGGTATACAGATTGCTCATGTAGAAGCTGGATTGAGAAGCTATGATGATAGTATGCCTGAAGAGATAAATAGAAGGCTTACTGATTCTATTTCTGATTTTCTTTTTACCCATTGTAGAGAAGCTGAAAGCAATTTAAAAAAAGAAGGAATTACAAAAGGTATTTCTTTTGTTGGAAATACAATGATTGATTCTCTTATAAAAGTGCTTCCTAAAGTTAGAGAAATGAATAAATGGGGTGGTAGATATATCCTTGTAACTTTGCATAGACCTTATAATGTTGATAATCCAGTAAGATTAAAAAGGATATTGAATGTCTTAAATGATATAACTAAATTTTACCATGTTATTTTCCCCCTTCACCCAAGAACAAAAAAGAAATTTGAAGAGTTTAAACCATTCGAGTCAGATATTTATTTTGAAAAGCCACTTGGATATTTAGATTTTATTGGGGCACAAAGAAATGCAAGTTTAGTAATAACAGATAGTGGTGGAGTACAGGAAGAGACTACATATTTAGGTGTGCCTTGTTTGACTTTGAGACCTAATACAGAACGGAATATAACAATATCATCTGGAACTAATCATTTGACTACTATATCTCAACTAGAAAGTGATGTTAGATTCTATATAAATAGAACCATTCACAGAACTATTCCTTCCATGTGGGATGGAAAAGCAAGTGAAAGAATAGTAAATATATTAAGGAGAGAGCTATGAGAGACCAATGTAATACCTTTTTAAAAAATGGCAAAAAATGTTATATAAGATTAGATGGAAAAGGTTGTGGTGCTTATTATCTATATGAAGATAATGTTAGAATTAAAAAAGCACAAACAGAAGAATGGAATGGTCTTTATGAATGTTCTCAAAGAACTGTTGCCAAATCATCAGGGGCACCATTGTGTGCTTATATAGAAGACCAGCATGTTACTTGCCCTGTTGCTTTAGGGAAGCCTGAAAACTGCCCACTTATGCGTAGAAAACCAGGAAAGGTAAAGTTTCCTGAAGGTAGTCCACTAAACTCTATTGAATAATATTAGGAGGTTTTATTATGACAATTCCGAGATTTAATAATGTTAATCGGCATACTTGTACTGCTATTCAAAAGGAGATACAGAAACGCATAGTAACTGCAATTTATCCTGTTCGTGGTATCAATATTAATGTTGGTGGTCCACAAGGAGAATGGGAGCAAAATAGTTTAAATGTTAGTTGCAGAAGAACTGTAATGAGTTCAGGAACACATTCTGAAAGATGGAATTTAGATTTCTTTGCTATGGGAGAAAGAGTGCCTATTAAAAGTAATAGTGTAGGACTTGTTTTCAGTAGTCATTCATTGGAACATATGCTTAATGCTGAATATGCATTAAGAGAATGGTTGCGAATACTGAAACCAGGAGGGTTGATAGTAATTATTGTTCCTATTCTTGAGTTTCATGTTCATGAAGCAAGGGTTACAGAACTTGGAGCTAGAGCACCTAGTGAACATACTAAACCAGAATTTAAAGAAATAGCAGATATAGTTTGTCAGAAAGGTGGAGGAGAATTACTTACTTTTGATACTAGGCTTAATAATTTTGATATTGATATAATCATAAGGAAAAATGGAGACTATCCTCTTAAAGCAGAACCTGTAATTAAACTTCCAGAATGTGGCACTAAAGAAAGAGCTGAAGTGGTAAAAAGTTTGCTTGCTTGTCCTATTTGTAGGTCTGATGTAACATTAGATGATTTTACAAATTTTCCTAAGTCAAAAAATATAGCTAAGTGTGCTGTTTGTGGTTATCTTTGTACTGAAGCTAATTTTTTACTTGAAGATAAGATGATATTAGACTTGTGGAGAGAAAAATGAATCTTATAATATTGACATTTGATGGATTGAGAAAAGATGCTCTTAAATGCTATAATGAAAAAGGAGTATCAAAAGGATATGAGAAGTTCTATAATAAAGGAATTATCTTTGACCATATGATGACTTCTGTTCCTGATACATATAGAGCTTTAGGAAGTATGTTTACAGGACTTCATCCATTTAACCATAAGATTGGATTGAAGCCTTGGAATCTTGGTGAAAAGAAAATGTTATTAGATTATTTGAAACCTTCTCATAACATGCTTTTATTTACAACAGAACCTCCTATGGGAGAATCTTTAACTGTTGAAGAATATGAACAGTTTAATTTGAAATTAAATGAAGGAATATCAGCTCTTTATCATAGACCTTTAGATATGTCAAGTATTCTTACGTGGATTGAAGAGAATCAAAAGAATGACTTTTTTCTTTTCACCCATCATTGGGCAACTAGAAATAGACATATAGATGGAGAACCATGGGTAAACTTTTTAAGAAAGGGAGAACACGAGAAAGTTTGGAATCATTATTTAGATGATATTAATGCAGTGGGTGAAACTGTAGAGCTGTTGTATAATAAATTAGAAGAGCTTAATCTTTTAAACAATACAATTGTACTGTTGACAGCTGACCATGGTGAATATATAACAGGTATAGACCCACTGAATGAGGATGGGAACATAATTGAACCTACTGTTAAGCACACTGAAGTGAGATTTAATCAATCTGTTAATGTTCCTTGTATATTGTATCACCCAAAATTGAAACCAAAACGAATTGAAATGGTTACACCATACATAGATATTATGCCTACATTGTTAGATTTTTTGGACAAACCATTGGAGACTCCTATTGATGGAAAGAGCTGGCGAAATTATTTGGATGAATCAATAAAAGAATATGATGCTTCTATTTTCCGTGATGTTTATATTGATAGGGCAGGGACAACAAGAATCTTTACTCTTATTAGACAAGATGGATGGAAGTTAATACTTCTGTCAGAAGTTGACAGAGGTACAACTACTATGCTTTATAATATATTCCATGACCCAGAAGAGAAAATTAACTTGTCGAAAGAGAGAGATGACATAGTTAAAGAGATATATAAAGAGTTAAAGAAGTTTCCTGTTGATGGAATTATAAGTAAAAAAGAGCTTCAGTTTAGATATTTGAATTATAAAAATTTAGAATATGTTAAAGGTGTTTTTGATGAAGTAGGGATAGATGATTGGGCAAAGAGAGCTGAAGTTTATGACAAGATGAGCCCTGTTTCAGATAAAAATGTATTACAAACTATTTCTGATTTTGCAAAAAAAGGAAAAAGAATATTAGATGCAGGTTGTGGGACTGGAATAGTAAGTAAATATTTAAAAGGACAATTAACAGATAAGAAGTTTTATGGTATTGATGTATCTCCATCTATGTTACTTCAAGTTAAAGATAAAGAGATTGACATTAGAACTGGGGATGTAACTAGGATAAAATTTCCTAATGAAGAATTTGATGCTGTAATCATGAGAGAAGTAATTGATTATTTAGAATTTAAAGAAACTGTATTAGACTCTTTAAAAGAAGTACATAGAGTATTGAAAGAAGGAGGAAGTTTTATCTTCTGTAATGAGATACCTTTTTCAGATAGCTTGTTTGAAGATTGGGAAAGTGTTTCAGGTGCTGATTATACTTTAAAACAGCATGTTTATTCTAAAGGAAAAATACTCCAACTTTTACAAGCAATAGGATTTGCAACTCCTGAGATTAAGGAAATTGTAGTTCCTCATGTATCTTTACAGAGTTTAAAATTGTTTGATATATATGAAGAAAGAGCTTTTAAAAGATGTTATCACAATTCATCTCTTGAATATAAGAGAGTTGTAAACTTTTGTGAAGAAGCAGATGTTAGAAGTGGTCATCCGTATGGAGATGTTTGGTTTGATATGAAATTTGTGGTAGTTAAAGGAGTAAAAATATGATTTGGGATTTAATTATTGGATTAGGAGATTCATTAACATCAGGAGCAAGAGATGAGTATAGAAGAGGTTATCCTCTTGAACTACAACAAATGTTAAATGAGAAGCATAAGAAAAAGTTTTTTGTTGTAGTAAATGAAGGGATAGTTCGACAAACCAGTTCAGACCTTCTTAATCGAGCATATAAAACATTGAAGAGCTATCCTGAGAGTGCCTTGGTTCTTCTGATGATAGGTACTAATGATGCAAAGGAAAGGGTGCCAGTTCCTATATTCAGAAAGAATCTTAAAGAGCTTATTCAGTTGTGTATATTGTTTAAGAAAAGAGTTATTCTGGCTACATTGCCTAGTATAAAGGGAACAGGTTTATTTGACTATCCTATTGGTTCTCAATGGTATGTTGACCAGTATAATGAAATAATAAAAAAGTTTCTTTATAATTATGAGGTAGCTTTTGTAGATATGACTCCATTGAATAAATATAGAATAGATAAAGTTCACTTTGATAATATGGGATATAAAGCCATGGCTGAAATATGGATGGAGGCAATAGATAAATTATGAAACAGAAAAAATATATTTGTCATGGAATGGATAAGAATCCAGAAGTCTTTTTAAATGAATTAGGGGCAAAAGAACCTATATTACACCAAGGAGGCATTGTTAGTCCAGAAACAATGAAAACACTTCGTGTAACTAATGACCAGATTATACCTAAAAGAAAGGAAAAATATATGAAAAAGTTAAGAGATGAGGAACAGCATTTTCAATTTAATGGAAAGATTTTTTCTAAAACTGAATTAGATAAGTTTTTAGAAGAACAAGGCTATTGGGAAAACGAAGAACCAAGTCCTGAATATGAAAAAGATTATGTATATCTAGTTGGTAAATATGAAAAAGGAGTATTCCCAGATACTATTTGGGAAGTTCAAGGGATTTTTGATTCTGAAAATAAGGCAGTAAAGGCTTGTACTAAAGATAATTACTTTTATACTAAACTTAAAATGAATAGTAGTTTGCCAGAAGAAACACTTTCTTTTGATATTAGTAAAAGTATGACTATATATCCTTTAAGAGAAAAAAGGAGATTCAAATGAAAATATTAGTTACTGGCGGAGAAGGGAATGTAGGAAAAGAATTAGTAAAAGAATTAAAAGACAGAGGACATGATGTATACAGTCTTGATGTAAAAGATACAGCAGACATAGAGTGTGATATATCAGACTTCTTTCAACTACAGAAAGTGTTTCATAATAATTGGTTCGATGTTGTATACCATCTTGCTGCTATTTATGGTAGACACAGAGGTGAAGACAGATATAAGAATCTTTGGGAAGTGAATGCTATTGGCACTAAGAATATGATAATGTTGCAAGAGAAGATAAAGTTCAAAATGATTTACTTTTCATCTTCTGAGGCATTAGGAGAAGGTGGAAGACTCTATAATGATTATGCTATGAGTAAATATGTTGGAGAACACATGGTAAGAAACTCCATGGAAAGAAAAGGAACTGAGACTATAATTATAAGACCGAGTGGCTTGTATGGAAAAGAAGAGTATAGTCAGTATAGAGGACTGATTCCTACATTGATTTATAAATGCTTAAAGGAAGAAGAGTTCACTCTATACAAGAATCACAAAAGGACATGGTTGTATATAGATGATGCAATTAAGGCTTTTGCTAATGCAGCAAATGAGGAAGTTTGTATAGATACTTACAATGTTACAGGAGATGAGGAAAGTGAGAATTGGGAAGTGTTTACAAATATAGCAGGATGTTTGCCTCAAGCTAATGCTCTTGTAGAGATGAAGGAAACAGAGCCTTTGACAGTTGGAATAAAGAAACTTGATAATGATACAGCGAAAAGTAGATTAGGTTTGGAACAGACAGTTAATCTTAAACAAGGATTAGTATTGACTATCAATTGGATGAAGGAGAGATATGAAACCAAAATCAAATCTTAGTGTTATAATTGTAACTAGATGGGCAAGTGAATGGTTAGAACTTTGTTTAGCTAGTTTGGAAAAGAATTCGTATTACGACAACGAGTTGATAATTGTAAGTGATTTTCCTAGTTGGCAGACTATAAAAGTTTTAGATGATAGATTAGTAAAAGGAGATATTTTTAGTTATTATCCAACAGCATTTGGACAATATGATTTGTGTTGTGATTATGGAGCATGGAAAGCACATGGAGAATATGTAAGTATCTGTAATGATGACGTATGGTTTGGTCCAAATTGGGATAAAGCAATAATGGACTTTATGCACCCAGCTTGTTTTGGAAATCTGTTTCGATATGAATGTAATACAGGTCATGAATATGTCTATGAATTTGGAAAACTTGAAACTTTTAAAGAAGAAGAAGTTTTGAAACTAATAGAAGAACATAAACATCAACCTGACCATTGGCAAATAGGATATCCATTAGTACATCACAGAGAAAACTTTTTTAAATACTATGGTTATACTTTTCATTGTACTCATGGGTGGGGACATGAAAGGCAACTTGAGGCTAGACAGACTTATGGGACAGAGAAGTTTGGCGGGAATTTACCTCCATTAGAAGGATTTGAATGTAAGCAAGGTTTCCAGTCTGCTGTCTATCATTTTGGGGCAACAGGAAATCAAGACCAAATGTGTTCTCCTGTAAATAATTTAAAAGGTACTAGGTGGGCATTGAATGAAGGTTGGAAGTTATGTCTTGGATGTGGAAAGGGTGAAAAGGGTTTCAGTACTACTCCTGATAAAGAAGAATATGCAAAATGTACCGAAGTTTGGAAAAGAGGATATTGGCTTTGTGATAAATGTAAGGAAGCAGGAATAAAAGATATTGGAAAATTTAGACCTTGGGATTTCTGGTTAAGAGAGGAGATAAAAGAATGAAAGCATACTACGATGACTTTGCAAATGTTTATGATAAGGATATGGGAGAGAGTGATAGTAAGAAAGGTGATATTGCTCTTTATCTGAAACATGCTCGAAGTCCTATATTAGATATGGGCTGTGGTACTGGAAGGGTTACTCTGCCTTTACTAAATGAAGGACATGAAGTTGTGGCTGTAGATGTTTCAGGAGAAATGATAAAGAAATTAAAAAGAAAAATATCTGAATACCAACCTGATGTTGGAGGTGTGTGTCATGCTCATGTTTGTAATGGAACAAACTTTTCTCCAGTAATTGGTATAGAACCTTTTAAACTTATTATTTTAGCTTTTGATGTGTTCTATCATTTTACTTCTTTGTACGAACAGCAGTTATTTTTACGAAGAGCAAGAAACTGGTTAGCTGATGATGGTATAATGATAATAGATTGCTTTCGTCAGAAATATGAAGACCTTGTAAAGTATAAAGATGTATTAGTGGAAGACTATAAAGATAAGATTATTAATGGATATAAAGTAGATAGATATAAAAAGATTGTAACAAATTTTGATACACAGATTAATTACCTTACTTACGTTTATATTATAAAAGATAAACAGACAGATAATATAGAAACAGTAACCATAAGAAAGAATGAAGTAAGATATGTAAGTAAGAGTGAAATGGAACTTATGATTGATAAAGCAGGATTAAAAACTATAGATTGTTATGGAGATTATGAAGAAAGTGCTTGTACCTATGATAAAAAGAGAATGATTTATTTAATTGGGAAGGTGTAAAATGAATAATATATGTGAAAGTTGTGATAAGTGTTATGCACATGGTCATTTTAGAAGATGTGGTATAGATAATGAAGCCATTATTATAAAACATACTGCAAAATTAAACAATAAAATAATGGATTTACTTCGCCATTATATAGAAAATGATTGTCCTAAACTTGATAAAGTTATTGTAACTATAAAAATTGATAGAAGTTTAGCAGGTGTACCTAAAGATAATAGGAGAAGTGAATTAAGATTTTATGGTGAGGATGAGGTGAAAACATGAGTAAAATAGTCTATAGTTATTATGTATTGGATGTTGTTCATAAAGGACATTTATTAATGATGAAAAATTCTAAAGCATTAGCTGGTGAAGGAGGGCAGTTAGTTGTTGGTGTATTGACGGATGAGGCTTGTATGGAAAAGAAACCAAAACCAATTATTTCTTTTGAAGAACGGCTACAAATAGCAGAGGCTATTAGATATGTTGACGTAGCAATTCCTCAAAATGAATACTCTCCATATGAAAATATTATCAATATCAAACCTGATATTCTTATGGAATCTGAAAGCCATAAGGAAAAAGATATTGATAATATGAGAAAAGTTGTTTCAACATGGGGAGGAAAAGTGATTGTACTTCCATATTATCCTTATCAAAGTTCAACTGATATAAAGAACAAGATAAAGGAAGGGAAAGATGAAAAGGTTGTTTATGATGATGGTAGTTCTCATAGCACTTAATGGTTGTGTAACTACAAAACCGAGTGAGTTTAGTCTATCAGCAGATAGTGACCCACATAATGGATGGGAAATTGTAGAAGTAACTGGAGGATTAAAATGGAAACTGAAATAAAAACTAGAAGTGCATTGAAGAGTTTTATATGGCGAATTGTTGGTGTTATTATATTAGGAGCTGTAACTTTTGCTTATACACACCATTGGGTACAAACTGGATTGATAACTTTTATTCATCATGGTGTATTCTTAGTAGTGTTTTACTTTCATGAAAGAATATGGTTATGGTATCTTTCAGATAAGAGAATAATAAGTCCATTAAGATTGTCTATTTGTAAAATGTTTACTTATGAAACTCTTTGTGGAAATATAATTCTTGGACTAATAACTTATTTGATTACAGGAAGTGGAAAACAAATGACAGCTATTACTCTCACTTATATAGGTATTAAGCATGTTATCTATATTTGGAATGAGTTTATTTGGAGAAAGATTAAGTGGGGAATGAAATAATTTAATTTAATGGAGGGAGCTATTATTATGAACAGAGCAGATGAAATATTGAAAAGAATACCAAGTGACCTTAGTAAAGACTTTGAGGAGTTTTTTGGGGAGTCTTTAAAAGATTTAACCGAAAAATATAATGATGATATGAAAAGTGTAAGTACGGATGTTCATAGGAAAGTATATGATAAAATAGCTCCCTCTACTCAAGAACAAGTCAAATCCATGTATGCTGATATGGGATGGATGTTACAGAACAGATTATATAATAAAGGTTTTTTTAACCATGCTAAATCTTTATTAGAACAGAAACAGAATCTATCTGTATTTCTTGGACTTCATTTATTGAAGAATAATAAAAAAGCTAAGATAATTGACTATGGATTTGGGCATAGTGCAAATGCTATGGCTTTATACTTTGCAGGATATGATGATGTTACTTTTGCTGACCTTCCTACTCCTACTTTTAAGTATTTTCAGTATATCTGCAAGAAATATGAAATAGGAGTCAAGTTTGTTGATATAGTAACCGAAAAAGATTTAACAGAAACTTATGATTACATTATCTGTAGTCAAGTATTGGAACATTGTTGGGAGCCAATAGAAGTAGCAAAACATTTTGCTGAACATTTAAAAGAAGGCAGTCGTATTTTTTTGGATACATTCTTTGATGATATGGATGGACATGACCCACTTCATTTGAAGAAAAATAATATTTGGCAAGGATTGTATTATTATCTTAGAAATTTGGAATCTATTGGACTTTTTTCAGTTGATAAAGCGAAGTTTAAAGTCTTTGAAAAAAGAGAACCAAAACCTTTTACTTTCCCAAATTTAGTTTTTCCAGGTAGGAGCAAAGTTATAGAAACATGGAGAGGGGCAAGTATGTATCGTAGACTGATAGATATTCAAACTATGCACAAGAATGGAGAGGATGTATCTGTTTTTTGTAGTAGACTTTATGATATAATTTATAAAGGAGGCAATGTACCTTACGAAACTGATAATTCAATAAATTGGACAGAAATCTTAAAAGGAGAGTATGACATATGAAAAATGGAAAACCTTATATCTTATTTGGTGTACTACATAGTCCCCCAACTACTGGTATGCACTATCTGAGAAATTTCCGTAAAGTTTTGGGTAGGGAAAATGTTGTAAGTATTGGTCCAGAAGGTACTGATGGATTGAGTTGGGATTTACAAAGGAAGCATGGAACAAGATTTACTCATGATGTAGAGCTTCCTTATAAAAAGCACCCAGAACTTTATACTTATACAGAGCTGTTTGATATTATTCGGAGCAAAGGCTATGATACGAATTTTGATTTGTTGGTATTTAGTGAACCGAATTTATATCCTATTGTTGGAGATGATGGTTGGAAACCAGATATTCCTGTTTGTTATCATACAATTGATACTCATCGTTGCCCAAGAAATACCATGTGGACAATGGCAATGGGGAAAATGGATTTTCTTTCTATAGCCAATTTGTATCATAAAGAAGTATTTGAAACAACTCATGTAATAAATATGTGGGATAAGAAAGTCATCTACAATCCTCCAAAGAAAGTAATTTGGAGTCCTACAGCAGCAGACCCAGACATCCATAAACGATACCCTGAAACTCAAGATTATGAGAAGTATGATATTGTTTTTATGGGAGCAGCAGGGATAGAGATTCTTAAAGGGTGTCCACAGCATGATGATTTTGAAATGGATTATAAATGGTCTAAAGTAATTCACAAAACCAAATATGGACAAGTAGTAAGAGAAGAGCCTGAATATCCATTGTTCCAAGTAGGGTGTCCTCAAGACCACAGATTTGGAGAGTATCATCATAGAGCTGAAATGTTCTGTCGATTGAAGTTTTCTAAATTGTTAGGTAAGAAATTCAAAGTGCTTCAAGGAAATATCAATCCTCCTCAATATTCTGAAATGCTTTGTAAGGGAAAGATTGTAATAAACAGTTCTATAAATTTTGATGTAAATATGAGAACAACAGAAGCTATGTCTTGTGGAAGACTTTTATTTACTGACCACATTTTCGTAGGTCAAAGAGAAATACTTGGTGAACCTGGTGTTACTCATGTAGAATATAACAAGTTCTATCATCCTTTCAATATTAACTTTGATTTGGATTATGACATTATTGTAAATAAAATAATGAAACTTATATCTCAGCCAAAGGATATGGAGAGGATACAGAACGCTGCTTACAACTGGATACGAGACACGAAGCAAACGTATGAAGAAAGATGTAGAGTTCTGCTTAGAGAATGTATAGGATGGGGAGGATAAAAATGAAAATTTTAGCATGCACTGGAGAGAAAGTAAACTGGTGTGCTTCTCAAGTTGCTATTGCAGAATTTAGAAAAATGGGGCATACTGTTACCACATGTGGACCATATGATACTGCAGATATACCACTTCTACCTCGAAAATCATTTCCAGAAACATATACCTATGATGAAATTCTTGGTAAAGCAGGAAGAGATTTTGATTTAATACTTCAACTAGAACCTGGATTCTGGTTTAAAGGTAATTGTCCTAATGGTATTAAAAGTGCTTGTTGGGTATTTGATATTCACAGGGGTGGAAGACCTTTTAGGGATTTAATATTTGATGGACATTTTGATTTTGTATTTCTTTCTTTTAAGTATTATAACTGCCACTTTCAGATTCGAGGTATGTCTCCAATTTGGCTTCCTTGTGGTTATGAAAATGATAGAATTTATGACATGGATGTTAAACCTGAATGTGATATTGCTTTTGTTGGAGAGCCAGGAATTAATAAGAAGTATATTTATCACGATAGAGTTGATAAAGATGGATTTAGATTTATGTCTAAGTTTCCAGATGACTTGAACAGTAAATCTGATAAGTTTATGTCTGAATATGAATACCAAGAAAGAGGTGAATTACTTTATAGATTGTCGAAAGATTTTGATGTTCGTATTTATAAGGGCAATCACTTTGGTAAGGATTATGCAAAAATTATACAAAAGGGGAGAATAACCTTTAATCGTACAGGACATTATGATACAAGCTTCCACAATTTTGAACTTGCTGCTTGTAATAGATTGCTTATTACAAACTATGTTCCTACTCTTGAAGAATTATTTCCATTACATTCTGTATATTACTATAATCATTACTATACTCATAAGTTGCCACATCTCTTCGACCTTGATTATGAGCAAATAAAGGCTTTAGTGTATCACTCTTTACATCATGAAGAAGAAACGAAATTTAAAGCAAAGATGGTATATGATTATACTGTCAGCAATCATACTATAAAACATAGATTAGAGAAAATGATTAACATCATTAAGAAGGGAAAATAAGGAGGTATTTAATGTGTTCAATGGTAGTTAGATATGAAAAGAATTGTAAATCTTGTGGTGAGATTTTCTATGCTTCTTTTGGAGATGAAGACAAAGAACTCTGTGATGAGTGCGAAAAAGTTATTGAGGACAAGGGTGAAAGCTCATTGCCTCGCCAAGAAGATATCCAATAGGAGGCGATATGAAGATTCTTGTTACAGGTTCAGCAGGCTTCATGGGAAGTCATGTGGCTCACAAGTTATGTGATGATGGACACGAAGTGTTTGGTGCTGATAATATGAGTGGTGGAAATGAGGAGAATATTGATTTATATAAACAAAAATTTAATAGAGTTGAACTTAAAAGACAGAAAGAAGTTGGAAGTTATATTCGTTATGTTGAACCTGAAGTTATATTCCATCTTGCTGCTACAGCCAGAGAAGGAGCTTCACAGTTTTCTCCTCTACAAATGACTGAAGATAATCTTAATGCTTATATGAATGTATTGATATCTGCTATCAAGACTAAGAAGCTGAAGAAGGTGGTTTTGTTTAGCAGTATGGCTGTATATGGCAGTCAAGTTCCTCCATTCTCAGAGGATATGAGAAGAGAGCCTGATGATGTGTATGCTGTATCTAAAGCAGCCATGGAACAGAATACTGAGATACTTTCTGAAGTTCATGATTTTAATTATACAATTATTAGACCTCACAATGTTTTTGGAAAGAATCAATGTTTGAGAGATAAGTTTAGAAATGTAATTGCAATATTTATGAATAGGATTATGAGAAATGAACCTATTTATATCTATGGAGATGGAAATCAGAAGAGAGCTTTCAGTTATGTTGAAGATAGCTTGGGCTGTTATGTTAAATGTTTGTCTGATAAGGTTAATGGAGAGACTATCAATATTGGAGGAAAAGTTGATATAACTGTAAATGTTTTAGCTGAAAAAGTTATCAAGGCTATGGGAGTAAAGGGATGGAAGATAGAGTATCTGCCTGATAGACCTTGTGAGGTGAAGTATGCTTATTGTTCTTATAAGAAATCTGAAAAGTTTTTAGGCTATAAGGAAAGTATTGGACTTGATAAGGGCATAGAGATTATGGCTGAATGGGCAAAGAAACAAGGAGCACAAGAATGGACTAAAGAGAGATTAGAGCTTTATAATAACAAGACTCCTAAGACTTGGTATCCTGACTTTAATGACAAATTGGGAATAAGAGGAGACTGGATATGATTCCTATTACTAAAACTATTGAACGACATGTTCTTAATATTCTTGCTCCAGATAATGCTACATTAAATTATCGTTGGCAAAAGACTCGTGGAATATTTCTAAAGAGATTTGGAAAGTGGTGCAGGATTTGTGGATATAAGAAGGATATAGAAGTACACCATATAATCCCTCGTCACATAAACCCTACTCTAACCTTAGATATGTATAACTTAGTAGCTTTATGTGGTGACTGCCACTTTCATGTTGGCCATATGAATAATTATAAGGACTATAATAAGAATATTAGAGAAATCGTTGCTTTTATAGATATATAAAACTAAAACGACAGTCATGAAAAATAAAATATAAGATTGAATGATAAAAGAGGAGTAGTACATGGCTTACTGTGACCGAGATGATATAGAAGGGATTGGAAGGACTTTTCAAATTCCAGATAACTTTCAAACATCAGATATTACAGCTATAATTGCAGATGTGGAAGATATTATAGAGGATAAAACAAAAAATAATTTTAATGACAGTGTAGCAAAGGTTCTTGATGTTTCTGGAACTGGTAGTAGTATGATGTGGTTGTATCCTTATGTAAGTTTACCAATTCAATCAATTACTTCAATAGTTGAGAGAGATGATTTGGAAGATGATTGGGGTGATGGAACTACTCTTACTAGTACAGATTATTTTATACCAGATAGTGACCCACATCGAATAGAGATAGCTGAATATTGGAGTTCGGTGAGAAGAGCTGTATTGAGTAGAGGTGTGTGGACACTAGGACAGCAAAATTTCAGAATTACAGCATCTTTTGGACATAGCTCAGTTCCTGTTTCGATAAAGAAAGCCTGTGTTTTGCTGGTAAGAGATATTCTGAAACCAGGATATTTGAAAAGTCGAATGGTGCAACATGAACGTTGGACAGATTATGAGTATGAAACTGGAAAAGGGATTAGCAAAAATTATGGAAAGAGCATTCCTATTCTTACTGGTTATCCTGAAATAGATTTGCTGTTAAAACCTTACTGTGTAAAAGTTATAGACATGGGAGCTGTTTAATGCTTACTAGTGGATTATCTGACATAGCTAAAGTGCTTATGATTCAGGAGAATGTTCCTGATGGCTATGGTGGCTTGAAAAAACTTGAAAACATTATCAAGAGAAATTATAGATGTCGTAAAACTATGGGAACTACTGAGATATATCGTTTCTTAGAAGTTACTTCAGCAGGATTGGATAGAACAAACTCTTGGTTTGTTACTGGAGAGTATGATGCTGATATAAAAGAAGGGATGACTCTTCAATTTCGAACTCCTAGCAATGAACTAGAGAATTATGAAATTGTAAAAGTAGAAGCAAAGAAAGACAATGTTGGAAGATATAGTCATCTTCTAATGATAGCTGAGAAAATATAATGAGTGATATTACAATAACTGGTGATTTAGCAAAACAGAAGACTGAACTTGGACCAGGTGGAGATACTTTTGTAGTCTATACAAACTTTGACCAGATTGCTGATGATTTGAAATTTATCCAGAACCGAGTAAAATTAGATTGGGTAAAGATGATGAAAAGAGCCTGTGATGAGATTTTAGTGAAGAATGCTAAAATAAGGTTGAGGAAATTAATAACAGGATATAAAAGGACAATAAAATCTAAGAGAACAGGGAATCTTGTAAAAGGTATTGAATCTGTTGTTAAAAAAGCTCAGTTTACTAATGTGGAAATATATTTTGGTAATAAGGTAAGTTATGGTATTTATTTTGAAAAAGGAACAGGTATCTATGGTCCAAAAATGCGTTACATAAAACCTGTAAAAAAAAGAATACTTGCTTGGAAAAGTGGTGGCTTATGGTATTTTGCAAAACAAGTTGCAGGCATGCCTCCAAGACCATATCTCCTTCCAACTGCACAACAGGAATGGGGAAATGTGTTGAAACATCTACTTGACCAAGTTATGGATGTTTTGAAAAGTCGTTATTACAATTCGACATTTAAGCCTATAATGAAGAGGTACAAAAAATTATGAGCACAGCAGCTGAAAGCACAAAAGATTTGCGATACTTAATGCTTGCAATTTATAATTTTTTAATTGCTGATAGTGATTTGGTTGCTTTGATGGACCATTCATCAAGTAATTATCGAATATTTTCAGGAACACCAGATATGATGGCTAAGTACCCTTGTGTTTGTTTCTGGGATGAGAATACAGTGAGTGTAGTGGATAGAATTGATGAATATCGACAAACTATAATTAATTTTGCTATAATTGTAGGAAGAGGAGATTTTATTACTTTTAAAACAGAGGAAATAAGAGATAGGATATATTGTGATGTGATTGCAGGTCGCATTCAACGTATCTTTCAACCAGGCACTCTTGTTGGACCAGACCTAAGTGATAGTCAGGTACAAATTAATAATGCAATAGTGCTAAGTAGATTAAATACAAGATTAGAGGATGAGATTGATGTATGGAGAACTGACGTGGTAGTAGTAATGGATTGGTATTTTAAGTCTTGAAATAAGGAGGACTCCTAATGGGTGACAGAAATTTTATATTGTCAGCAAATGCTGAATTCAAAATCGATGGTGTAGATATTGGCTACACGACTGAACCCACTACGATTCGCATTGAGAGAGACTACAATGATGCAGTTGTGGAACAAGTCAAAGGAACAATTAAGACTTTCCTTACCAATGAGACTATGACAATAGAAACAGCTTTCTCAGAATTGACTATGAACAACTTAAAAACTGTCTGGGACCAGGAGGGTTCACTACTTATTGGTGGAACTTTCCTTGCTCTTGGAACAGAAGATGGAGCTAATGAGCACACACTCACAATAAATGCAGCAGCTCCTACTGGTGACAGCCTTACCTATCAGGTTTGGTATATCTTCAGAGCGTGTTCGATGGAAGCTGGTCAGATTACTCTTGGTAGAGGTGAAGTGACATCCGTGCCTGCTTCTTTTAAATGTTTAAAAGATGACAGTAATGGAAACCGTTTTGGTTATAGGGAACTAACTAATACAAAAGGTTAATATAACCTAAGAAAAGGAGATTAAGAATGGGAAACGAGATTGAAACTAAAAGAGAAGAAAAGATACAGCATACGGACATCCGTATAACTGCTTTTTTATGGTGTGACGAGATTGCTCTGGTAAAGAATGATGGAACTATAGAAATTGTAAATCCAAAAATTACTATGGAGTCAGTAAGACGTATTTCACAATCAAAGGATAGAAATAAAATCGGTCAGTGTTTGTTTTATCTAGTTAATAGAGGCATGTTGCCCTTCAGACCTTTGATTATGGCTTACTACAATGACAGAGCACTCGTCTCACCCAAAGAGTTCACTCAAAAAATGAATGACCTCAAGGATTTGATTAACAGCAGAATATCGTAATATAAAGATTGAATTTTAAATATAATTAACAATTTATTGGAGGAAGATAAAGTGGAAGAAAAGAAAAAAACTGAAGACATAGTTGAAGCTATCCCTGAGGACAGTAAGCCTTCACCTACTGCAGAAATCCTTAACACCAAGACATCTCTTGTTGTAGGGAAAAGAGTAGTTCAGATTTGGAGAATAAGTGTTGAGTCTCTGGAGATTGCTACTGCTACAATTATAAAATTTATATTAGTTTTCCAGCCTGGTGCTCCTGTATTTAATATGATAAGAAGAGAAGACATAGCTGTTATGAGACAGATTATCGCAGTTTGTTCAAGTCTTGGAGAAGAAGAAATGAAAGGAATGCCCTTAGTTGATTTTCTGAAGATAGTGGACAAATGGCTTGAAATAAATGAAGTTGAGCTTATTGAAGCAGCAAAACTTTTTTTGGAAATCAGGGGGAGACTGGAAAAGCTAGGCAAGTCAACCCTGCCCAAGCAAGAAAACTAGGATTACAGACTATAGCTGATATGGTAGTACATCTCTCTTGTGAGATGGGATTGGGATTGGAAGAGATTAGAAGATTAACTCTTACGCAGATTATCGAGTTCTCAGCTTCACTTACAAGAAAGAGGTTTGAAGAGATGAAGATGATGTCTAATTTAATTAGAGTCTCAGCTATTGGTGATAAAAGAGCTTTTAGCAATTTCTATAACAAACTTGAAGCAGGAGTTAAAAGTGCTTTAGCTCAACCACACATAGAAGTTGACATTGGTGAATCTAAAGACTTTGATTGGAAAGAAGACAAAAAAGGTATCGTAGCTTCAAATCGCAGTCCTGAGTTTTTTAAAGATTATTTTAAGAACAAAAAGAAAAAGATGTCCATATAAATAAGGAGAAATTAAATTGGCTTTCGGTGGCAACAATCCTATGGCGACAGCCTATATTTTAATCAAGGGTGATGTGTCTCATGCTGTAATGGCTACCAAGACTCTTGAAAAATCATTTGCTGGAGTTGAAAAAGAGACTGGTAAAATACGTTCAGCCTTAAATCAATTTGGTCTGTATGCAACTGCAGCCATTGGTGCTACCACATTAGCTATGGGAAAATTGCTAGTTAGTTCAGCACAAGTTGGAATGCAGTTTGAAAGTACCATGAAACAAACTGCTGTTATCACAGGAAAAGTTGGTCATGAAATGATGATGGTTCAAGACCAGCTTTCAAAGAAAGCTCTTGAATTAGCTAGAACAAGTAAGTACTCTGCTGACAAAATTGGTAATGCTATGTTGTCTTTTGCTCGTGCTGGTTATCAGGCTAAAGACATTATGGATGCAACAGCAGCCAGTGTGAGGTTAGCTGGTATTACTATGGCTGATATGAGTAGGACTACTGAAATGGTTGCTGCAACTATGAAGCAGTTTGGAAGGACTACTAAAGATACTAGCCGTGTTGCTGATATTTTTTCTTTGGCTATTACTACATCTCTTTTAAGTATGGAGAACTTAGCTGATGCTATGCGTTATGCTGGTCCAATTGCTTCCTCACTTGGATGGAGTTTGGAAGAAGCTACTGCAGCAGTTGCCCGATTTGCTGACTTAGGACTTACTGGAAGTAGAGTAGGTACTCAGCTTAGAATGAGTATGAGTGCATTGTTAAGAGTTGGTGCTCAAGTAAAAGGAAGCATGTCTGGACTTACTGAAATACAAAAAGCCAGTATAAGTGAATGGGAAAAGATGAATGGTGCTGGTGGTAGACAGGTTAAAATCCTCAAAGACCTTAAAGTAAATTTTAATGAAATAAATCCTCAAACTAAAACCTTTTCAGAAATCGTTGCCAGACTTGCTATTTCAACTATGGATGCAACAGATGCCATAGGATTATTTGGAGTTAGAGGTGGTGCTGGAATGGCATCTGTTATTGAAAGACAGCGATTAGGCATAGACTCTATACAAGAATATGTAGAAATATTAACAGACTCTGTTGGTGAAGCAGATAGGATGTTCCGTGAAATCATGAACACTACTGATGGGTATGCAAAAGTAGTCAAGAATCTTTTCACAGAGCTTAAAATAGAAATATTTGAATCTTTCAAGCCAGAACTTCAAAAGTTTTTCTTAGATATGCAAACTGGTCTAAAAGCAGCTATTGAATATATAAAAAGTAATAGACATGAAGTAGCAGAATTTGCACAATTCATGATAGATATTATGAAAACAGGTATTGATGTGATATTGAAAATGACTTGGGTTACGATGAGTTTGTTTTTACAAGGTAAACTCACTTTTGCAGTTCTTTCCTTTAGTTTAGAAGTATTGAAACAAGATTTAGTTGATGCTGGTTTGACTTTTGTCTATTTTAAAGATGTAGGAATATCTAGTCTGGATGTATTAGGAGCTTATATATATACTTCAATAGCAGGTTGGAAAGCTAAGTTTAATGATTTTTTCCAATGGCTTTCTGATTTATTCTTTAAGGCTTTTGAATTTATGGTGGAGCATGAGGTAGGACTCAGGCTGATTATTCCTGGTTATGATAAGCTAACTCTGGCTCTTTGGAATGCAAGTGAAGGATATGAACATTTAACTGAGGAAACTAAAGATTGGCAAAAGGAAGCTGCTGATGCATATAATAATATTTCCAAAACACAAGATGAGTTTTTTGAAGACAAAAAAAAGAAATTAGCTCAGTATCTTAAAGATTTAAAAAGCATGAATAGTGAAGAGCTACTTGTGAAAAAGAAAGCTCTAATTGTACAAGCAGCATGGGACTATAAACATTTTCAAGATAAAGTAGATTTACTTGAAAAAGAATATGATAAATTTGTAAAGCATCTTGAAAAGAAACAAACTGCTGAAAAGAAGCAATTATCTGAATCTGATATTCTTAGAAAAAAAGAATTAGAAAAAAAGATGAAAGAGTTAAAAATAGCTCAAGAAAAGGCAAAAGCACATTATGAAGAGATGTTGCAAATGATTGAGAAGTATAATACAAAAACTGGACCAATTCTTACTCGAATGAAAAATGCTTGGATTTTAATGTTTTATGATTTAAAAGGCACAGCATACCATTTTTGGGATAAGTTGTATGAATCTACTCTTAGTTATAAAGACATGTGGGAAGAAATGGCTACAAGCATGAAAGGCACTTTCAAATCAGGTATCTTAGCTATGATGCAAGATAGTATGACTTTTGGAAGTTTCTTAGATTCTCTTTGGGATTCAATACTGGCTTCTTTCTTAGACATGGTTGCTGAAATGGTAACCAATTGGTTCTTTACTGAATTTTTAAGCAGTCTATTAGGAGGTACAGGTTTTAGCCTTAGTGCTCTGAATCCTATGAAATGGTTTCAGGCTGAAGGTGTTGCTACATCGGCTAATGCAGGATATACTCTGGCTGGTGCTGCTGCAGGTGGAGATGCTTTGAATGTTAAAGATACAGGATTTGTTGCAGGTATGAAAAATTTCTTTGGAATGGGTACTGGTCCAACTACTTCTTATGGAGTCTCACTTTCAGCTCCAGCAATATCAGGATTTTTCCCTGGAATGACTGATATGATGGGAACAACAGGAGTAACTGGAGCACAGTTATCAGAATATATGGGTCTACACTATGCAGGAACACCAGGAACTGGAGTTGCAGCAGGAGCAAAAGGAGCAGGAGCTGCAACTGGAGCAAAAGGTTTAATGGGTAAAGCAGTAACAGCTTTACCTTATTTATTAAGTATTATGGATATAGTAACTGGTTCACCCGAAAAAGGTATTGGTGGACTAATTGGAACTTATATAGGAAGCACTTTTGGTCCAATTGGTGCAGCTATTGGTAATTTGCTTGGAAGCCTTGTTGGTGGAGCATTTCAGAATAAAGACCCAGATAAATTTCTTTGGAAAGACCAAATAGAAAAATATGTAGGGGAAGATGCTGATGGTTGGGGTAGTGGAGAAGATTGGGCACTTTGGTTAATGGAAAACTTTGGAATAGATAGAGGAACTGGTGATGCTTATGGTTCTATGATTAGAACAAAGCAAATAAGTCCTGAAATGGCAATGGCTGAGCTTTCTGGTCAAGTTGCTCCTGGAACATATTCTTCGCCATCATCATCAGAAGCTCCAGATTGGGCTGGAAATGAGGTAGTTGGTGGATATCCAGTAGGTTATGGAATGAGTAGAGGTGGATTTATAAAGCCTATGCCTGGTGGTATGCCTACTATTCTTCATGGAAATGAAGCTATATTACCATTAAGAAAAGTTCCTGATATATTTAGAGAGGTTCTTACTCATGGAAAAGGTTCTCATGACCCAATTCCTCCTATAAGAATTAGTCCATCAAGGACTGTTGGTGGTGGACCAGGAATTATGCCTACCCCTAGTGTTGGTGGAGGTGGAGGTGACCCAATATCTGGAGGTATAGTAATAAATATTCATAACCATGCTCCGATATATGGTGTTGATGATATGGATAAGTTGGTACGTGGTCCAATTAAAACAGCAATCGAAAGACAAACCAGATTGATGAGGAGTGCAAGTAGCCGTGGCTGATATTACTATAAATAATACTGTAAGCTCTGATTTTATAGCAGAAAGAGCATCTTCCAACAGTCGTCCATATAAATATGTTACTATAGCTATTGGTGATGAAGATGCTATAGATATAACAGACTATGTAACCAACATCTCTAGTATAGATAGAGGTAGTCCAAATCAACCTGGACAGGTATCTCAAATTAGAAGTGGTGACTCGACAGTAATGGTTAGTAATAATACTGGATATTTTTCTCCTGAAGAGCCTACAAGTCTGTTTTATGGAAAAGACTACTATGATGCAGAAATTTCCATCTATGCAGGGTTCTATATAGATGATGACAACATAGAAGTAACTCCACAGGCTGTAGTCCTATTAGAGAAGGTCGAGTTGAAGGATGACAGTGGAATGGCTCAGCTATATGGCAGGGGAAAGAGTAAGAAGGCATTAGAGAAAAGAGTGGGAGAGCCTGATGATGATGGAGTTGCAGACCCACTTACTTTTATGGGAGATTGGAAGTTCAATGATATTGTAGAATATCTATTGAAAGAGGTTGCAGGGTTGACTGCTGCAGAATACAGTATACAAGACCTTTCTATCTTTTATAGAGATATTGTATTTAGTGATATGACAATAAGTTCAGCTATTGCATATTTAGCTGAAAGCTCAAATACAAGAATTTGGGAAGATAGGTTTGGAGTTATAAATTTAGAAGAGTTTATTCCTGTCTTCGCTGGGGAAGGAGATGAACTTAACTTAGAATCATATACGAAAGATGTTACTTACATTACTGACTTTACTATGTTAGTTAATAAAGTAAGAGTTCATTATAGTGGAGATAGTTTCTATCCAATAGACAATACAGATACTCAAGAAGCAGGTCGCTACATAATAATAAACAATCCTTATGTCCAGAAGTATGCTCAAGCAAAAGACATAGGGGATAAAATTATAACCAAGTTTGGAACAAGAGATGACATACCAAATATACATGTAGATGCTCATTGGTTGCCTGATATAGATATAGGACAAGTTGTAATTGTAATTTCTAGCATTGCTGGTTTGAGTTCTGAATATTGTAGAATAAATCGGGTAGTCATGGATATGTCCCAGCATGAAACTCAACTAGAATTGGAAAAGACAACTGACATAGGAGGCTATACTTGGGCTTTCTTGGGAAGTAGTGTAGATGAGGGAGATGACTTGAGTCCACAGAGTGATACTTTTGCAGCTGCCAGTACAGCAAATAAAGAATTTGCATACTGTGCTGCACCAGCAGCCTCAGTAGCACCTATGTACTATGCATATTAATGATTAAAAAAGGAGATTGGATATGCCGTTTATGTTTGGAAGAAAAGTAACTGAAGTAAAAGGAATACTTATAGAGAATTGTAAAGTAGGATTGAGTCAATGTCCTATGAAAAAAACTAAAGTTGATACGAGCTGTAAATCATGCCGTAACTATGATAGTAAATTTTTTGATGGTACAGGAGTAAGTCGAGCTCAGCTAACAAAAGCAGAGACTTGCTACCTAAAACAAAGTGGAGATAAATGTCCAAATGGTTTTGAGACATTTTTTAATAATAAGGTTTGTAAGAGTTGTATACATTTTGTTATAGAATTTCCTAATTTAAAGAAATTGGGAGATGTGGTTATTGAGTAACATCACCAAAGTAGGAATTAAATAAATGGCTTATACAGATTTGACAGATAGTTGGGAACATAGAACTCTCATTACAACTACATTGTTGCAAAATATGGCAGACAATGATGCGAGTCAATATATTCTTAATCAATTAGAATCCTATTGTAATTTTGAAAGTTATAGAAAGATGATAGATTATGGCTATCACCCTAATCCTAGTAATGATAGTGAGACTCCTGATGTAGAATATGACCAGATAATGAACCTTGATGTTACGGACTATAGTAGTAACCATGAAGAAGCAATTGTTTCTTATCATGTAAAAGTTGATGCTGTAAATTATAAGTGGGGAAATGGAAGTGCAGAATTTAATGGCCAAGCTGATGCTATTTACTTTGCTGATTCCCCTCTTTGGGCTTTATTGAATGATGATACAGTTGATTGGACAATTGACCTTTGGGTAAAGATGGGTGACCATGTAGGAACAGAAGTACTTATTGAACAATATGAAGATGTAACTAATTATTGGCAACTTTATCACCAACACGGAAGTGGTTTAAGATTCTTAGCTTCATATAATGGTGGGGCAGGAACTATTGATTCAGGTTGGGGTACTGAGATAGCTGATACAGATTGGCATCATGTTGCTCTTTGTAAAGTTACTTCAGGTGGTCCAACTGTGGAGTGGGGATTATATCTTGATGGAGCACAGGTGGCTTATGTAAGTGATGCTACTGAAGATATATTTGTTGGGAGGCTCTGGTTAGGACAACGTGGTGATGATGATATATTTTTCAATGGAAATATGGAAGAAGTTAGAATCATAATGAGTAATATATTCACAGCAGCACCAAATGCCACAGGTGGAAGTGGAGATGATACTATTACTACTCCAACAGCAGTTCACACTACTGACAGTGATACTAATTTACTATTACATTTTGATAAGGCAGCAAAGTTTGGTCAAAAGGCAATTAGCTTCCATGATGATGGAGATATGCTTTTATCAACTCGCCTTCGTGAACATCACAAAGAAGGAAGTATTAGTTTCTGGATTAAAAATCCTAAAAAGTCTACAACCCTCTATGAAGCTTATTGGGGATTAAAGATAGAAGTTGATGCTACAGGCTATATTGATGTAGGTCTTACAGAGTCTCTACCTTCTGGTGGATTTGGTGGTGTCGGTGCAATAACAGACAGCACAGTTGATATTTGTGATGAGGCATGGCATCATATTATTGTCCTTTGGAGAAATTTAGGTGATGCTTCAGATAGTTTAAAATTATACATTGATGGTAGTGCTAGTGGAACAGCAATGAGTGGTGGTACTGTTCAAATTGCAGGAGGTTGTTTTGATAGCTATGCTATAGTAGGAAGTGGAAGGAATGACCCAGTATGGGGTGAAGATGAAGATATGAGTGCTCTTCCTTCTGCTGGAAATTGGACTTATCAAGGAAGTCAGGAAACTCAATTTGTTTCAATAGCTAATGGTATATTAACTATAGACACAACAACTGCTTATGTTACTTTGGATAATTTCGAGTATGCTTCTGATGCTTCTGCTCAAGTTACCTATATAGGTAGTGATGCTATGACTACTTCACCTTATGCTCATTGGACTTTTGAAGGAGATAATGCTACTACAGAATCCGATTTAAAAGGAAATATAGATTTAACTTTTGACAACAACAGAGACCAAGAAACAGGACATACTGGAGATTATTGTATAGAGTTTAATTCAGGTAGCAATGATTATCTGATTGGCGGAACTGTATAATGGATAAAGAAAAAGAAGTGAGAAAAGTTTTAGCTTATTTAGAAAGTGAATTAATGGGAGAAGGTTTTCTCATTCAATTGAAAGAGATAGTTGAAGATAATATTGTTTTGGTATTAAATAGGATAAGTCATTGTTGTCCTGTGAATGTAACTCAGATGATTAATTATATAAGGAAGATTATACAAATGGAACTTAATTGGATTAAAAATATCGAGGTGATAGTATGACTGTATCTGTTAAAATTAATAAATTTAGTGCAGATGAAAATGGAATAGTAGCTAATTTTGATATATTTGCAAATGATAAGCTTTTAAGTAATGAATATATTAATTTAGGAAAGGTAGCAACAAAAGATAGGGTAATAGATATGATTCTGGATATGGCTAAAAGCAAAGCCTCTGCTCCAGTATATTATCCTCCTTTTGTTAAAGACTTAGAAGGGAAAATAATTTCTTACAATAGGGTGATAAAAGATGGCAGCAACTGACCATGCAGGTGCAAATGTTACTATAAGTGCAAATACCACTTGGAGTGACAGACATTACAATATAGGTACTCTTACTATTAATAGTGGTAAGATACTTTATGTTGCTGAGTATGTTTCTTCTGTTACTGGTTGGCTTCAGATAGAAGCTGATGTTATTAATATCATTGGAACTATTATTGGAGATGGTAGAGGATATAATGGTGGTAATGGTGGTGCTGGTTCAGCTGGTGGAGACACTCCAAGTAATGGTACAGGTGGAGCAACAGGTTCTGGTTCTTATCCTGGTGGTGGAGGTGGTGGAGGAGCAGCTAGTTGTTGTTTGGGAGGTAGTGCTTCAGGTGGAGCCAATGGTGGATATAAAAGTTCTGGTGCTAATGGAGACTCTTCTACTGATGAATCTTTAGTAATGGGTTCAGGAGGTGGAGGTGGTGGTGGAGGTGCTGGTGGAGAAATTCGTTCACCTTCCTATGGTGGATGTTGTCCTAATAACAACTACTCTGCAGGTGGAGGTGCTGGTGGAGCAGGAGGTGGAGATGGTGCTGCTTGGGTAAAGCTTTATGCTTCTACTTCTATTACTATTACTGGTGGAATTTATTGTAGAGGAAGATATGGAGGAAATGGCAATGCTGGTAATGGAGCAATTTGCCGTTATGGTCAAGGTGCTGGAATAGGAGGAGCAAGTCATGCTAGTGTTCAATCAGGAGCAGGAGCAGTAGGAGGTTATGGCTGTAATCCTGGTCCATGTCTTACTGGAGGTGGAGGAGAATACTGTACAAAGACAGCTAATAAAGGTGGTAGTAGTGGAGCATCAGGAGAAGGTGCAGGTGGTGGTATCCTTTTAAAATGCTACACAGCAGATGGAATAAATATCAGTAGTGGTGTTCTTGATGTACGTGGTGGAGCAAATAGGACTACTAATGGTGGTACAGTAAAGATATTTTATGTTGATGGATATACTGATGGACCAGTGTATTCAGGAAGAGAATATGCATCAGCTTTTGTTCCAATAACTATACCAAGTACTGTTTTTACTTGGAGTTTTTGGGTATATAGAGATGACAATGTAGCTAATAGACCTGTAATATTTTACTATGATGACCTATTTGAGATTACATTTCATGCAAACCTATTAAGAGTTTCTGTACCTGGTCAATTTAATAATGATTATGCTTGTGGAGATATAAGTACAACTTGGACTCATTATGCTATAACAAGAAATGTAGATGGAGATTATGAAATATATGAAGACGGTGCGAGTGTAGATACTTGGACAGATACTGCTCCCATTCAGCAATGTTTTACTATTTATATAGGAAGAAGTGGAAGTACTTATTTTGATGGAAAGTTGGATGACTTGAGATTGTATGATAGTGTTTTGACTTCTGACGATGTAGTTGCTATATATAATAGTGGAAATGGAAGTGAGTTAGATTTGCCTCAAACTAATCTACTTGCTTTTTCAAATGCTGGGGAAGCTCAAGAAGGTACATATTGTATGAAAGTAGTTGCTGCTATTACTGACTCCTTAGATGATACTCTAACAAGGACTCTTGATTCAACAATAGATATTTCTAAACAAACACAGATAAAATATCAAGTTAGAGGTTCAAGGATAGGAAGTCACTTTAATGTTCGTCTTTATGATGTTGGAGGAAATTGGATAGAAGACACTCCCAATATATTAGTAGCTGATACTTGGCAAACTGAAACTTGGGACATTAGTGGGGAGAGTGCCTCTGACCTTGATGATATAGAAAAGATACAGATAGAGATAACTAATGCTGATGCGGCGAATACTATATATATTGATGAACTCTATGCTGGAGACAATGCTGCTGTAGGAGATGCCTATTATGACATAGCTCCTGATGTTGATTTTGATGCAGGTTTTACTGCTGAATGGAAATTGAAAGTTGTTAATGCAGAAAGTAGTGGAGGTAACTATGATGTTTGTCAGGTATACTTTAGAGATGGTACACAAAGTGAAAGTTTAGATATAAAATTCTACAATCATAGGATTAGGATAAGTGGTGACATTCATAAACATATCTATATGAATCCAAGATTAGACTATCACACTTACCGAGTTACAGTAACTGCAACAACATATTTATTTTATGTAGATGGTGTAATGAGAATGACTGGTACAGTAAATGGTGGTGATGCAGGAGCAGATTTAGTTCAATTTGGAGATTCAGATAGTACATCAGGGAAGGATTCTGAAACTAAGTGGGAGTATTTTAAATATATATTAGATTCAACTGATGTTCCTATTGGTGATACTTGTTTAGGCTTGATAGATGATTTAGCAATTTGGGGTAGGCAGATAAGTGTAAATGAAATAGAATTGATTTACAACAGTGGGACAGGAAAAAGCATCAAAGAACTTTCATACATAGGAAGAAAGGAATTAAAAGAACTCAATCACCACCCAGCACAATGTCATATGGCTACTGGTAGTACTATAAGCCCTACAGAAACTGATACTAGTTATGTTAATGTTCCTGAAATGAGTTTGTATTATATGAAAGGAAGTGCTCCATGGATTGGTTTCTATAGTGATGCTTGGGATATGAATGCAGCAGGTTCTGGAGTTTTTGGATTAGGTAAATTAAATATGAGAGTGCTGGATACAGGTTCTACATTTTCAGAAAGTTGGGTGCATGATGTAGTTCTTGCTACAGGAAATTATGTACCAATTTCTAATATGGGAATAAATATGGGAGACTACGGAGCTATGTTGGCTTTGGAAAGATGGAAAGTTGCTAGTAATACAATTACTGGAGATACAATAGGTAGAACTATGGTAATAATGGAGAAGAAATAATGTCTAACTATATGGACTTAACTGAAGTGTGGGAATATAAGAGCATAGTAAGATGGCAATATATGCATGCTCATGCTGTAAATGACTCACTTCTTCATTTAGATAAAGGATTGATATTCTATGAGAACTTTGAGAACTTTGTTAACATGTGTGATAATGGAGCAGAGTTGGATTGGAATAATGATGGAGTTTTAGAATTGTTAGCACCAGCAGTTCAAAGTGATAATGTAAAGTTTGGAACTAATGCTTTGAATATGGGTAGTGCTGATACCCTTTTATATAAAATGGATTTAAAGGATAATGCTGAAGAGGGAAGTATTAGTTTTTGGTTTAGAGCTGGGTTGAAAGGAAAGAGCCTTTGGAGACCATACTGGGGTGCTCAAATTAAAATAGATAATGGTGGTTATTTAAGATTTAATATTACAGACACTAGTGGTGTTACTAATACTATTATAAGCGATAACATTGTGGACTCAAAATCTGAATGGAAACATATTGGAGCTAAGTGGAGATGTAAGGGAGATGGAAGTGATGAGATGCATTTGTTTATTGATGGGGAGGAAGTAGGAACTGCTCTTACTAGCAAAACTATTTTTGTAACAGGCTCTGATAGAAGTACCATGTTGATTGGTTGTGATAGAAATGATACAGCTGATAATGATATAGAAACTTGGGAGATGACAGCCCTTCCTTCAGCAGATAGTGGGACTTTTACAGGAGGAGATGAGAATCTTCGTAGTGGGGTTGAGGATGGTGTGTTGAAAATAAAAACTATGGCTTCTGCTGCTATTGCTTATTATTATGAAAGTGATGCTAATATAGATTTTAGTGCAGCAACTGTTTGGATGGAAGCGAGGATGAGATTGATAGATTATGATATGACTGGAGGTGCAAATACTCAATGTGTAATGTGGATGGAAGATAGTGATACTCCTTATTATGTTAGACTTTGGATTTATCCTCAAGGAGTAACCATAGGAGCTGACACTTATAAGTCTACTTCTATTGATACTTACCAATGGCACACTTATAGGATAGTAGTTTATGGTGAAACAAATGTTGTTCTATACATAGATGGAATAATGTCTGGAAGTATTGATATAACAGCTGGAAACATTGATGGTGGAACTATATTTGGTTTTGGAGATGATGATGTTGCAGCAAATAGGGAATCTTTCTCTGAATGGGATTATGTAAAAGTTGGTTATCAAGATGATTTATTAAATGTTCCTGATATAAATGGTACTTCAGGTTTTGGAGGTCAAATGGATGACCTTGCTCTTTGGGATAGACAGTTAGATGACAATGAGTTCGATTCAATATATAATAATGGTTTGGGATATGCTATTTCTGATTACTGTGACCTTAGTTCATTAGAGGTTCAAAAACTTAATCATAAAGGTATGAAGATATTCGGGAAAATTAGAGATGAAAGAGGTACATTTAGTCTATCAGCTACTTATCAAAATATAACTGCAAATCTAGTTTACAATATTCAACCAAGAAATCCTATGATATACTACAGTTCACAATCTTGTGAGTCAATTGATGGACAAGATACTTTTTATGGAATGTTAGATGTAGGAATGGAAGATGGTGTAGGTCAATTCCCTTCTATCTCTTGGCATGAAGATACTAATTATGCAAATACACAGTTACCTATGGCTGTTAGCTCTTCTGTTGCTAGTACAATAGCTATACAAATGCAAGTTAAAAATGCTGCTAAAACTTATAATGCAGTTAATTATTTTCATATAATTGGAGAGGAATTAGAATGAGCTATACAGACCTTACAGATACTTGGTCAAATGGAAAATTAATGACTCATCAGCTATATCAAAATATGGCTGACAATGACCTACAGTCCTTTTTAAGAAGAGGTATGCTGCTGTATGAAAATTTTGAAGATTATAGTAGAATGATAGACCATGGTTTTGAAACAAACTACAGTCTATCAGGTAATGATTCTTTTGTTGTTTCTGATTTGAATAGTACTAATAAAATGTTTGATAGTTATTCTGGAGATTTTTCTGATGATGATACTTTTCTTCTTTTATCAATGAAGAATAGAAATTGTCATGAGGAAGGAAGTATAAGTTTCTGGTTTAGGAAGGCAAGTAAAAGTGGAGTAATATTTGAAACTATTTGGGGATTAAAAGCACATCTTACTTCATTGGGTTATTTAGAAATTTATATGATAGATACTGAAGGTACAGAATTTAAGGTAACAGGGAGCACAGACCGAAGTGCTGATACAGACTGGCACCATGTTGTTGCTAAATGGAGATGTAAGGGAGATGGAAGTGATAGATTGGAATTGCTTTTTGATGGAAGCCAAGAAGGAACTAAATTAATAAAGCAAACCATCAAGACTCCTCCTAATCATATAGATGCTTACTCTATGGTAGGTTGTGGAAAGAATGAATTTAATTGGACTAAATCAGAAGATGGTACAGAATTACCTACTGAGAATAGTTGGTCTTTTACTACAGGTAAAACTAATGGAGTAGAAAGTGAATTTAGTACAATAAAAGATGGACTATTAGTAATCAATACTTCATCAGAAACTGCTTCTCAATATAGTGCTTATTATGAAATAGTTCCTACAGTGAATTTTGCTACAGGTTTTACTGCTGAATGGCGTATGAGACTTACTGAAGAAGCAGGAGTATATGATAGTAATGGAATCTTTACTGTTCGTATTGATGATGATACTAATGATAGGGTAGTCCGTATAAAGTTTTATCGTCATTGTATTCAACTATTTCATGGAGCCAGTACAAAAACTTATTGGATAGATACTTATGATGTAATGAGAGTATATAAGATAGAAGTAAGTGGAACAGCTTGGGATTTTTATATTAATGGAAAGAAAGTTTTAAGTGGTACAGTAAATAGTCAAGACCCAGGTGCTGACCTTGTGAGTTTTGGAAATGAAAGTACAACTTGGTTTTGTACTTCTGAGATTGATTATTTTAAATACTATTCTGGTGCTATTGTTACTTCTTATGCTTTTGCTATGGGAGGGCAGATAGATGATTTTACAATTTGGAATAGGCAGATAAGTTCTGGAGAAGCGAGTGCTATTTATAATAGTGGAACAGGAGCAAGCATAGCCAACTTGGCTGGATTGAGTACATTTGATATAGAAGAATTAGATTGGATGGCTCCAAGAAGTGTAGTCCTACATCTTCCTGCTGTTACTGCTTCAACTGCAGCAGATACAACTATTGATGGAACTTTAACATACTTTACACAGGGAAGCTATCCTATATATGTACAATTAAATTCATCTATACTTCCTGTTGCAGCTACTGATATTCATTTGGAAATAAATAATCAAGAATACAATGAATTAGAAGGTTTGTTTATGGATAGTGGTTATCAGCCTATCCGTTTACATGCTCTAGTGTTTGGAGGAAAGGGAACTATTCCTATAAAAGCAGAATGGGATACAGGAAGTAGTAACTGTACATTAGCAGAAGGGTGTATATTAATTAAGGAGGTTAAATGATGAGTCCTTATGCATGTGGTTCTTGGGGTATAAAGGCAAAGGAATGTGCAAAAAGACGCAAGGAATATTTCACAGAATACTATAATGATAATCGAGAAAGTTGGTTGAAAAGACAAAAGGAAAAGTATCAGAATATAGTTGGTCATAAGACAAATGGTCGAATAGCAACTGCAACTTCTTTGAAGAAAGGAGATAAGCACCCTAATTGGCACGGTGGAGTAAATCGTTCTGGTTACCCTTTTCAGTTTAATAATGAATTAAGAGAATTAATTCGTAAAAGAGATGAATATAAATGTCAACATTGTGGGTGTCTTCAAGAAGAGAGAAAATTAGATATTCACCATAAAGATTTTAACAAACATAATTTAAATCTAGATAATCTTATTTCTCTATGTAGATGTTGCCATGCGATAGAGAATAGAAGGAGGAAATGATGCCTACAAAAATAGAAGGAGACAATCGTATTTTATTCAAAGTGGTGATTACTACAAAAGCACAAGCATTAAAACTTAATCAAATGATTGATGCTATAAGATTAGTAGAGCCAAGAATCATAGCAGTAGCTTTTCAATCACCAGTGGAAGGAGAAGATACTGTAATAGGAATGATGAGGTTGAGATTTAGTGGAGAAGAAGAGATTGCTGATGAAGAAGCTGTATGGACAGCAGCACTCACTTTCATACCTGTACCAACTGATATAGAAAATGCTCTTACTGATTTAAAACTTTTAAAGGCTTTGCTTGAAATGGATAATGGTGAAATAACAGCTTATGTTGAAAACCATGTAACCAATATAGCTGGTGCACAGGATTTATTTGTTAAGACTTTAAAAGTATTGAGAAATTTAATAACTGTATTAAGGGTGAAGTTAAATGACTGAACATAGAAATTTTAATGGAATGGATTTACATCAACCATTCATATATGGTGTAGATAGTAAGCTTCCTGCTACTCCAAGTCGTGGAGATGCTTACTTTGCTTATGATACTCAAAGACTGTATGTTTGCTCTTCTCAGGGAGTATGGAGCTTTGCTAGTTTTAGTAGTAAGAGTGGAGAATCTTTCAAGGTTGATGCTAATGGTATAATAAGTATGCCAAAGCAGAGCAGTGTAAAAGTTTATTTAACTAGTAGTTTTGCGGTCTCATCTGCTATAAGTACAATAATAGAATGGGATACAGTAGATTGGGATACACAAAATGAATATTCACTAGTAACACATTCTTTTGTTCCAAAAAAAGATGGAAAGTATTTATCTATATGTAATGCTCATTTGGCTCTCACTGCTGGAGATTATGTTTATTTAGATTTATATGTTAATGGAACAATTAAACAATATAGCAGACATGATTTCGATAGTGGAAATATTCAAGGTAACAAGAATATTTCTGTTCAAGATTTAAAAGCTGGAGATATTCTTTATATGAAATATATAAACAATCAAAATAGTGATACTATATATGGCCATGCTAATGGTAGATATTCTAGCTGGTCTATACATAAATTAATGTGAGGTGAGATAAAATGGAAAGTCCAAGATTTCAAAAAGAAGATACTTTTGATTATAGTTTTAATAATTATCCTCCAGCAGTGAGAGTCATATTTGAAGAGTTAAAAAGAGAACATGAATTAGCTAATGGAGGATTAAGAATCTATCACAAAGGTTTTAGAATGGTAGCTAATTTGATTTGGGAGAATAGTATCTGTACAATTGCTCAGTATGAAATATTAAGAGCTATAGTAAACACTCATGATGCATTTAACTTTTATCCCTATCCAGAAACCTATCCTAATTCAGTATTCTCTGTAAGAATTATGAGTGGTATGAGTTTATCTGAATGGCATTGGGTTGATAATGGATACAAGGGAACTTTGGAATTAATTACTATCGATAAGATAACAGATGTCCCACAGTGGACTTAAAGGTTAATATAGGGTAATAATAGATAAATGAAGCCACCTCCTCACATGGAGCACGAACTTTCTTACCTTTTTAGTACTAGGACTAGACTATAGCTCCCCCTGACATTATCGTCTTCTTTCCTTTCCACATAAAGAAGTATCTTGTCTCATCCATAGCATGGTTGTCTTTATCTAAGGGTTCTCTATCATCTCGCATGATACTTTCTTTTGGCCAGCGATAACCAGAGTTAATCTCTTTCAAGAATCCTCGACAGCCTTTGTGGCAATAGCAAGTGGGTTGACCTTTTACTGGTCTAATTTTTCCTTTGACTAATTCTATACCTTCATTAATAGTCATCAATTTCTTCTTTACAGCTTTGATTTGGAATCCAGCTTTTTTCCATTCTTTTATGGAGTCAGGTCTACTACTATCAGCAACCCCTCTTGTAGCTTTTATTTTATTATCACTATTTGCCCAAGGTCGGTTTTTAACTCGGCTAATTATTTCAGGAGTGCTGAGTTCCATAAGATATATTTCATCAACTCTTACATATCCATTTATTTTCCTTCCTTGATAATCATAATCCATAACATTTTGCCATACACCAACACTATAATATCCATCACTATATCCAAAGTCTATACTTAACTCAACTTTTAGTTCAGGATTGTAAGGGCACATAATAGTATTTATTGTGCTATCCCAAACATCATATACAAGTCCTTTTCTACTGGGCTTATCACAAAACCATTCAACTCTTAGATTGTCTATGCTGATAGTGGAAAGTTTCATAGTTAAGTCAGAAATCTTATAATATCCAACAGCTTCCTTCATATGAGTACCAGGGCACCATGGAGTAAGAGGACAAGTGCTACAATTATAATCCCTACAACTTTCCATTACTTCCCAAAAGCACCAAGCATAAGTTATAAACCTATGGTCTTTTTTTAGGTTCTCCATGACCTCCATAGTTTCTTCATCATCATATTCTTCATCAATATCTCCTAACAGTCTAGCCATTGTACCTCCCACTGCATGGTAAGTAGAAAGTACAATAAGTTGAGCAGGGATATGGTTTTTAGTCATAGGTTGGGATAGAGCAATCTGAACTAGCTCCCAAAGAATTTCATCAGCTTCATCCAAAGTAAGGATATTAGGATGTGGACCACGGACTGATTTTTTAGAAGCTGTAAGAATAGACACTATAGCACCATGAAGCCATTTAGTAAACTTAGCTCTATATTCTCCACCTACTAACATCTTTTCAGATAGTCCAATAGACCTTCCCCAAAAATCTGCCATAGCTTCGTATGATTTTAAAGCTTGGTCAGCAGAGCCTCCCAATATCTTTCCATCAAATAGAGGATAGTGGTTTCCATTGAGCCAGTTTATAAGTCCAGCAATGTAACTCTTTCCTCCAGTTCTGTTAGCCCAAGCAATAGCTTTAGGAACTCTATAGATTACAACATCACTTAGAAATCGGAAAGGAGAGCAATGTCCTTTGTTGCAGTTTACTTTATATGGAATAGTGAGGTCAAGTTGGCGAAGGAAGAATTGAAGCTGGCGAGGTCTTTTCCAACCTCTTATAATACCATCATGGATTTTATCTCTCTTCCTGCTGTCAGTAGTCTCTTTAAGTTTTTGAGCTATTTCCTGACCTATAAACTGAGTGCCTTTTTCAAGAGAAGAAAGATTTTCATCAGCAAATACTTTATCTCCAAGTATGTCTCCAATAGTAAATATTTCTTTTCGGCTCATTCTTTTATAACAGGTAGTTTGATGTCTGATATTTTCTTGATAGTGATTTCTTTTAGACTCTCAAGTTTTCTAATATTTGTTGGGTCAGTTATAAGAAGGCGAGTAGTATTCATATACTCAGTTATTATTTGATGAAGTTGCATGATGATAATTTTTACAGCAACAATATCGATATAACCTTGTTTTATTTTATGATACTTTTCTTTAACTCCTGCTGTAATCTTTATAAGCTCTCCGATTTTACCTGAAAGATGTTCGAGGTTGTTATCATCTAATTTTTCTATCAACATGTCACTAAGAACTATGACTTTAGCAATCTCTTGATTCATGTCATATATATCAGGATTCTTTAAATATATTTCATATCTCCTTCTGAAAGACTCACCAAGATGTACTTTATCACCTTCTATATCTTCTGGAGTAAGATTGTTTTCTGTTTTAAGTTGGCTTTTACTGAATCCTTTTATCTTACTTCCTCCATGAAATCTACATCTCCCATTAGCCATGGGTACACCTTTGCAAATTTCTTTAGTTACTTTATTTTTCAAATAGCCACAAATCTTGTGACCTCTAAATTTATAGAAGCCTGTAGATTCAGTGTACTCTAAATCTTCTTTATATATGATTTTTGGAAAGTCTTTTCTCATATTGTTATATTTTATTATATCCTTTCATAAGTTTAAAATTTAACGACATATAGGACTACCAGACTACCTCATCCAGTAAGGCTATTGAATGCATTTAATGTCCCATATGCCGTTAAAATCTGTGTTTGAATTTGAACCAGAATATTTTTCTATCTTCTTTGAGCTGGTCACTCCAAGCGTGCCATTTATAGAATTCCCTATCGGCTGGCGTATAAAACGGCATATTTCCATATCCAAACTCCACCTTGTTAAAAAACCAAACTAACTTCTTCCCTATACGCCAGATTAAAGGTTTTTTGACCAGTTGTCTTTTAAGGACTTAATTGCTGCTTCAATTGCTACTTCTACATCTTCCTTGCTAACGATTTCTCTACCAAGCTTAATGCTTTCAGTAAAGTTATCAATCTTAGTTTCTAATTTCTCAACAGCTAAATCGAACTTTTCAGTATTAGAAAGCTCTGCATACTTCTGTTGAATATAGAGAACTACTTCACCAGCAGCAACTCTAACAAAGCTCTGTATAGCAGCATTGTTGATATTGCCTATTTGAGCTTTAATAAAAGCAACTACTGCCCCACCAACTTTAGCTATAATATAAACTATAACTGTACCAAGAGTTGGAGCTAAGAAAGTCTCAAGTATTTCTTTTAGCCAATCCATCTTATTCACCTCCTTCATTCGTTATCGGGTTATTATCGTCCAGCACCAGGTCTTTCTGCTCTGCGCATCTCACCACCACACACTGAACATTTAATATCAACACAGTGTTTTTCTGAAGTCACAGTATGTGAACATTTCAGACATTGACATTTATATAAAGCCATTTCTACCTCCTTCATTTGTTAAGATTATTTTTTATATTTTATTTTTATTTGATAGTAGTCTACATCTTTTTCAGGAAAGAATATTCTTCCTTGTGCCATTTCAACAAACCTCTTAATACATTTTGTTATTTCCCCACCAGGCTCTCCATCTTCTGGATTAACAGTCATTGCTCCAATTATAGTTTTCTCATCCATTTCTTTTGCCTCCATTAAGATTAATCTATATCATATCCCATCATATATTCATCTAATTTGTCATCATAAGTTCTATCATCTTCACAAGTATCACAGTGGTAATTGTAAACAGTTTTTTCTACTCCTCCAAACACTCCATGGAGAGTTCCTTTGTGGACAAGCTTTCCTATCTTACAATGATTACAAAGGAATATAATGTGAAACTCTTCCATATGATGGCATTTAGAGCAAGTGGATTTTAGAGTCTTTCTAAATATCTCTCTCATGGATATCATCTCTCCACCACACACTTCACATTGTCTTGTATATTGATAAAGCATTACCTAACCTCTTCTACAGGATTTTTTTCTTTTTTCATCTTTCTAAAACACTTAGAACAAATTCTTATTTCACAACTTTGGCTATGCTTTGCACACTCAAAAGTTCTATTACACATTTTACATTTAACCTTTACAACTTCTCCACCTTCACCTTGACCAGCTCGATTGTGGTTTACCATTTCATCTGTTAAGTCTTGTCTTTCCATTAGTTTCTCCAATTTCTAAAAAGTGGTTCAATTTTCTTTCCTCTAATAGCTGAATAGATATTCCTTAACCAATTAGCTGTTGCCATAGCCCATACAATAAAAAACAGAAAGAAAAGGATTGAATATATTATCCAATAAGTGTTCATATTATAACCCAATAAGGTTTTTTGTTCATAAAGAATAGGACAAGACCATCTTTTGGAATAGCTTTATTGTTTCTATAGTATTCCTTTGCAGCTTTGACGAGAGCTATATCTTTAGCATTTCTCTTTGCCATATCCAGTCTTTTCTTGTGTATTTCTTTTTCTTCTGCTTCAACAGCCATACAATACTTTTCTTCAATTTTGTTTTCTTTGAAAAGAAATTCTAATCTTTTCTCAATACGTTTTAGTGTCTTTAATATTTTGCTGTTTGACTCTTTGTTCACTTTATCCTCCATATTTTCTTCTCGCATATTCACCCATTAGTATACTGTCTCCATCTTTCTTTGGACTAAATGATGGAAAGAGTCTCTTTGCTACAGAGAGACTTGCCTTTTTTAATTCATCTCCTTTCAGACCACTAGGTAACATTTCCTTTTGCCATTCTCTACTATCCAGATACTCATAAGGAATACAACAGAACTCTAAAACAATCAGTGTGCTTTCTAAACAACGTATTGCTGAAATAGTAGCTTTGAATCTGCCTGGGTTTACCATAGGTCTTTCTATAACACAAATCATATCTTGTTGGTCATAAGTTTCTACTAAATTATTAAAATATAATTGTAGATGGTCATGGTCTACTCTGTTTATCCAAGCTTTCTTTTTTGTATAGTTGAGACATTTCTTTACAGGAGTTATCCTATAAATATACTCAGTAGGAGTTATAATGAACATGCTTCCAGATACTCCATTATCAATCCCTATAAAAACATTCTTTTTATTCCCTTTCCTTTCTACTCTCTTAACTCTTTTCATCTCGTAGACACACTCCTAGAGCCTGCAATTACCCTTTTTATACGGCTTTTCCCTTCTTTTTTCTCGACTACAATCTTTTGTACTCCATAGCTCTCTAACAAGTCTTTAGTATCTGTACGATGAGTTATTAAAAATAGTTGCTTCTTATTCTTATCAGCTATATTCATAAGTAAGTCTATCACTCTTTCACTGTGTAACTCATCAAGAGTATCAGTTATCTCATCTAAGACTAAGAAATCAAATCCCATATTTCTATCTGCTACTATCTCTCCTAGAGCTAGATTGAACAATACATTGAACAACTTCTTTTCTCCTCCAGAGTAAGTGCTGATAGGTCTACTGAAGTCATCATCAAGGATGTCTATATTAAACTTGTCATCTTTTAGCTCTAATTTTATTTCATAATTGCTCATATCAAGATTTGATAAGTAACTATTTACTCTATGCTCTATGAAAGGTATTATATTGATTAACATATTGACTCTGATACCTTGTTGTCCAAAGATAGCTTCCAGAATTTGAGCTTTCTTATATTCTTCTTTTGCTTCTTGAGACTCTTTATAAAGTGTTTCTAAATTCCTTGTATAGTCATTGACTATCGTAATATTGATTTCTAAATTCTTTTGAGCTTCTTTAAGGCTGTCCATGGACTCTTTTCGCACAGTTTGTTTTTCAAGAAGTCCTTGATGGTGTTTGAAATTATAATCTATCTTTCCAATTTTTTCTATTTCTTTATTTAATCTTGCAATTTCAACTCCAATAACTTTTCGGTCTTTGTCGAACCCAACTGTTCCTTTTTTTAACTTTTCTTTAAGACTATCAAGAATCAACTCTTTTTTACTTCTCCAATAAAAGAGTTCTTTTTTCTCTTCTATCTCTTGAACTTTGTTGTGGTTGTCACTAACTTGTTGAAGGAATTTAAAACATTTTATTTTTATGTCTTCTTCTTTTTCTTTCAATTTTTTTAATTTTATTCGTTCAGTAGAAATATCTTGTTTAAGATTGTCTAAACATCTTTCATCAATATCCTGCTTGCAATAAGGACACTTTACTAACTCTCCAGAAGAAAGGTCTTGAATCTTTTTATTAATAGCTTGAATCTCCACATCACGATTTTTTTGATTAGATTTATTGACTTCATGTAAAGCTCGATAGTGATTAAGTTGTTCTTCTGCTGTGTCTTGTTTTTCTCTAAATGCTTCAAATTGTTTTTTAAGAGTTTTCAGATTTGTTACCCATGAAGCTTTTTCTTTTATCTCATTCTCTATTTTGTCAGCTTGTCTTCTAGTTTCAAACCTTTCATCATTGTATTCAATAGTTAACTCTTTTAATTCATTTTTGTTATATTTAATTACAAGTTGGAAATTTTCTAATTTGGTATCATCTTCTTGAAAGCCTAGTTGCTCTTCTATTTCTTTTTCAATGGAGTCAAGACCTTTCTGAGTCTTTCCAATTCTATATTTGGTAACTTTTAATTCATCTTCTAACTTTTGTAGATTTTCTCTTTCATCTATCTTCTCTTCAGCAAATTTTATCTTTTCACTAAATGCAACATAAGATTCTTTTGCTACAGCAGTTTTATTTGTTCGCACAAACTTCAAAGCTCTATCTAAAACATCAAATCCAAGTATACCTCCTACAAGGTCTTTCCGTGCTTTATCTGCTCCATAGAGGAACTTGCTTTTGTCTCCTTGTCCTAGAACTATACTGTTTCGGAATATATCAAAATTAATGTCCAACAATTGGTTTATCCATGAGATTGCTTCAGTCTGATTTTTCTTAGAAACCTCTTCGCCATTAACAGCTATTTGAAGTTTGTTCTTAGCTCCTCTGAATTTAGTTATTTCAATGATGTCTTCATTTACTTGGAACTTCAGATAGCCACTTCCCGATTTATGTCCTAATTTGATAACAGTGTCTTTAGTGTCTCCCTTTATGGTATTATCAAATAATAGCCAATTTATAGCTTCAAAAATAGAACTCTTTCCTGCTCCATTACTAGAGGAAGGATTGTCATTGTTGATTCCTTCTATAAGAATTATGCCTGATTTGAACTGACTAAAATCTACTTCAGCACTTTCAAAAGAAAACAAATTCTCAATTTTTAATTTTAAAAGTTTCATTCCATCTCCTTCAAGATGTCTATGGCTTCTTGTTCTATAGCCTTGTCTTTTATTTTATTAATTTTAAGGAACTTTTTAATTGTTTTTTCTAAAGATGTATTTAAGATAACATCTCGGCTGACTTTTCCTTCAAACTTTTTGCGAATAAAAGACTTGTCTACATAGTCAGCACCAGCTTGATAAAGCTTGCGAACTATCTCAGAAACTGAGCCTTCATAATCATGATTTATAATAAGTCTCACAATTTGTTTCTCCACATCTTTTATATCATCTTCGATATTTAAGATTTTAAATTTATCTTCACAAGATATTATTCTAGTTACTGAAGGACTCTGTTCTTCTTCAATATTTACATCAAGAAAATACTTTTCACTTCCCATCTCTTTAAAATCTCTAGGATACATTGAGCCAGAGTATCTTATGCTCTTGCTTATCTTCTGATAAGTGTGAAAGTGTCCAAGAGCTATATAATCGAATCCCAATTTCTTTAAATCTTCAACTTCAAATCCGTCTTCACAGATATATCCATTGTCCATTTTAGCTCCTCTTATTTCACAGTGAGCTAAGAGGATTCTTGAAAATTTGCTTTTCTTAAAAGAGGTAATATCTTCTAGTTTATATCCCCATGGTAATACTTGAATTGTTCCTTCTTGTAGTCCATAAGTATCAGCTTTCCAATAGAAATAAAAATTTCTATTATTCATATAAGCAATATCTTGAAGGCTATACCATTGTCCACAGGTATCGTGATTTCCAGCACATATTATAAACTCAATTTCTTTTGAATACCAAGCAAATCGTAAAGCAACTTCTGCTCGGACTTTAGAAGAAGGATTGTTGGTATGGAATATATCTCCTGCGATAAGGATATATTGAATTTTATGTTGTAAGGCATAGTCACACATTTCTTCAAAAAGAAATATTTGAGACTCAAATCTTTTGTTGAGACTACTCTCAGGATTCATACGAGAGTATGGAAAACTATTAGAAAAATGTAAATCTGCACAATGAATGAATCTCATTTTAATACTACCTCATCAACAACAGCGTCATCATCATCATCGCCATCATCAGTGATTACATCTTCTATAGACTGAACTTGACCTTTGGTTACATCTACTATTTCATAATTATCATTAAAAACTGTAACTTCTATCCATTCCGTACACCTACCCCTCTCACCAGCAAGTAAAATCATTTTTTGGTTTACTGAAATATCTATGACTTGTTTAGCTTCTAATTTTCCATTGTAGCAGTTTTTACAACGATTTTTATATTTAACTGCAATTGTCTTTCCTACTAACTTTGTTATATTGAAATCAATCATCCGAATAGCTCCTTTTTGAATTCTTTGCTCTTTAGAATTTGTTCTATAAAGTCTTTCTTCCTGAACTCGATTTCTCCAAATCTATAAGTTCCTGCTTTATTTGTTTTCTCGATAACATCTCCTTCTAAAGCCAATTCCCATATTCCACTCTCTTTGCTTATACCTCTGGTATAATATATATCTATAACAGCACACTTGAATGGAATAAAGACTTTACTTTTAACACAGTTAGCTTTAGAAGTTACTCCAACAATCTCTCCATTGCTTTTCTTTAATTTTCCCTTCACACTCATTCGTAAACGAATAGAGGAATAAAATTTAAGGGCAGACCCACCAGGAGTGTCTTCAGGATTCCCAAACATAATACCTACCTTACTGCGAGTTTGGTTCAAGAAGATTACTGTGGTATCAGTTTTAGCAATATAAGAGCTCAGCTTCTTTAACTCTTGAGACATGAGACGAGCTTGTGTTGCAATATTTCTTTTCCCTGCTTCTTGTTCAAGTTCATCTCTTGGAACTAGAGCTGCAACGGAGTCAACAACTACTAAATCTACACCACCTTTCACTAATTTCTTTATGAGGTCGAAAGTATCTTCTCCATTTTCTGGTTCAGAGAATAAAAGGTTTCTTAAATCTACACCTATTAACTCTGCCCACTCTGGAGCTAGAGCATGTTCAACATCCAAGAAAGCACAAGTGAGTCCAACCTTTTGAAAGTTTCGTATAAGCTGGAGAACAAGAGTTGTCTTTCCAGAGGATGGTGTGCCGAAAAGTTCAATAATCCTACCCTTCGGCACTCCACGACCACCTAGAACATAATCTATGGACAGAATCCCTGAGCTGACGAACTCGGTTGCTTCTATGTTGTCTCCTGTGAAGACATTGTCCTTCTTTAAAGCATTTGCTAAATCCTTAATCTTTTTGTCAATCTCAGAATTTCTTTTCTTTACAGGTTTTCTGTCCATTATTTATCTTTTTCTCCTTTTTACTTTAGATGAAGACTTTCTTGGTGGGTCATCATCATCTCCATCATCATCTTCCTTATCTAACTCCTCATCCTTACCTTCTTCATCAAGACCTTCATTGTCATCATCATCATCACGTCTTTTCTTACTTGAAGGTGGGTCATCATCATCATCATCCTCTTCCTCAACAGGTTTTCTTTTTACCTCATCATCATCTTCTCCATCATCATCAGCAGGAGGAGGAGCAGAAGAAGTTTTGTCTCCATTAATCAAAGCCTCAATTTCTTCAAAGCTAAGACTGATGCCATACTTATCTAATTCAGGCATTTCTTCTTTTAGCTTCTTCCAATCTTCTACTACATGAGATTTGCCAAGGCGAATATTGTAGTCGATAAATTCAGTGTTCTTAGCTTTCTGATGGCGCACTACTATTACTTTATTGCCATTCTTAATGCTAGTAAAGTCAACTACTCTATCCTCATCATCATCATCATCAAATAAATCAAGTAACTGATTAACTACACTAACTCCGTGACGCCAAACTTGTATTCCAGCATCTTCGTTAGTAAGGTCAATCATAGGAGTGAAATATTGACGTTTAGCTCCTCTTCGAGAAGCTAGTGCTCTTTCATCATCATCACCCTTCCACAGCTTCCTAACTTCAGAACAGATAGGACAACGTTTCTTGTAGTTCTTAAAAGGACATACAGTAGATGTACTTTCTTCTCCTACATCATAGTGGATATAAACTTCCTTCCATGGTTCTTCTAACTCACCAGCAGGGGGAAGAAGCCTTACAAAGTTCTTCCCATCTTTTGGTTTCCAGAACTCTCCCCCACCATGCCGTTCTTTTGAACGCTTTTTAATTGCATCTCTGCTCAATTTGCCCATACAACACCCTCCTTATTTGGTTTTGGTTTTTTTGTTCTTGTAATACTCTTGTACAGCTTTAGACTGTAGCTCAATCTTTGTCTCCATTTCTTTTCTCTCTGTTGCAGCCAGAGTAAAGAGCATATCCTTTCTCTGTTCCAAAGAGGAAACAAAAGCTTTAAAAATCCCTCGTGATTCTTGCTTGTCCAGTAATTCTAATTGCAATTCTTGGTAGCCTTTATCTCTCAATACTTCATTCTTAATACTGGTTTCTGTAAACTTCTCACCTTCCCATTTCTTTCTAATTTTACTGTCGAGTTCAGCTTTATACTTATCAAGCTCAAACTCAGCCTTGTTCATATTACTTTCAGAGATACGGAAAATCGTAGCCCAAAAAGCATACAAGCGAGGATGGTGTATACAAGCTTCATTCAATGCTCTTTCGTCAATACTTGCAACCTTAATAATATCATACTCTTCTCTGCTGATGTCCATGCTGAGAATTAGCTTCTTAATGCGTCTTGCGATGTTAGTTATGTTCACTATTTATCTCCTTTATTATATATTAAAGAAAAACACCTGAAAAGTCCTAAGAAATATTAAATTTTTTCTTCTTTAATATCTTGGACTATTGACCTACTAACATACACTTTATCTATCTTTAGTATGTTAGCTATTCCCTTGATAAAAACTTTCTCATTGGAACAATGAATAATCTGTCCTTTGTATACAAAATCCCATAGATGTTTAATGTGGTCTAAGCAAGTTATTACAAGATTTTGGTTTCTAATGAATCGGATATACCGAATCTTCTTGTTGTTCCTTTTTAGAGAAACAATAAAAGCTCCTTCTTTTTGGACTTCTTCTTTTTTTACTTCATCTTCCATGGTACCCTCCTTTTTGGTTAATCTCTTCTTTTGAGAAATTGAGTTTCTTCTCCATCACACCATCTCTCAAACTGTCCTCTTAATACACCTGATTCCATAAAGTCCTTGTTGGTAAAATCGTAAGTTTCAAGAAAGATTCTCACATCTCCCATCTCATACCCATACCTTTTTGAGAATCTTTCTATTCTCTTATCATAATTAATGTGGTTCTCAGTCTTTTCTTTAGCCTTCATAATAGCAGGTGCTACAATAGCAACAAGTAAACCTAATATAGCTATAACTATCATTACTTCAACTAAAGTAAAACCAGTTTTCCTTTTATTCATCATGAACATATAGATACCCTCTACTTCTGCTTCCATCCACTTTGTGAACAGTGAATTTTATTTGATTAGTTGAATTGTCATACTCCATAGTAATATCAGACACCTTATCAGATAAGGAGTTGCCCCATCGTTCAGCTTTTCTTCTCTTCTTCTCTGTCTGTTCAGCTCTCTTGCGTAATTCTGCAAATTTAGGAATAGCAACTGCAACAAGTATTACCATTACCATAATTATAATTATGATTTCTATCAAAGTAAAACCTTTCTTCATCTTATTCACCTATTTTTGGACTAGTGAACATGCCTTTGAATACTCCATTTAAGTCCATGATACTTGTAGAGTCTTTCCCTACTGGAACAGCAATAATCTTCAAGTTTCTAGGTAAAGTAGAAGCAAACTTGAGAGCTACTACATTGTGTCCACCACCAAGAGCCTCAGCCTGAAGTCTCTTTCCTTCTGCATCAGCTTTGTAGATAGCTAAACTACCAATAGCTTTTTGTTCTAATGCATATCTTTCTGCATCAGCATTAATTTTGACTGACTCAGCAACACCTGTTGCATTTTGAATAGCTTGTAGTTTCTTTCCTCTTGCTATAGCTTCTACTCTTTTTGCTTCTTCTTCCTGAGCTAATGCTCTATTCTTGTTTATCTCAACCTGCTGAGCAGCAAGTTTCTTAGACTCAATAGCTTTCTCAAAAGCTGGACTAAATTGGAAATCTCTCATTAAAGCACTTTGAACGATGAAAGCTGGGTGAGATGTTAAAGCTGCAATAAGTTTAGCTTTAATACCTTGCTGTATTTCATCTCGAACCTTACCTTGATAGATTTCCTCTGCAGAGTAAGAACCTATGGCTAATCTTGCTTCACTGCGAACTTGAGGCAGAAGTATTTCATCTTCAAAATTCCTTCCTACTTTAGCATGAAGTACAGGTACTTCTTTAGATTTAAGGGCATAAATTATAGTAAGGTCTACTGATACTCTTTGTCCATCATTAGTTTTAAGTTCAAGAGTATATTTTTCTTCCTCTTCACTCTTGTCTACATCACCAGGAAATGCACGAGAGGCTACCTTATAGACTTCAACATCAGTTTTGAATCTATTAAAGAAATGATAACCAACTCCGAGAGGTTCAGGGTCAACCTTTCCCATTATCTTATTAACTTCTACACCAACTTCTGTTGGGTCAATATTAACCCAGCCGAAAGTGAAAAGTAAAAAGAACAATACAATAACTCCAGCAAGTGCAAATATAAATCCTTTATTCATCTTTTTTTCTCCTCTTTTTGTCTTTGATTTTTTGTTCTAGTCGTTCATCATCTTCCCTTATCCACTTGTTTGATAAGCAGAAGAATCTCCCACTTCTCAACTCTTTGAACCAAGCATATTGAACTATGTTAGCTGATAACCACAGTAGACCAATAACTATTAGAAATTCAAAGATTACAAATACTCTCATTCATTCACCCCCTTTTTTATATAAACTGACTTAGTAAAGTTACACTTTCTCTCAACATCCCTCTGTTCTCAGAGTTATACAACACCATTGCAGGATGAATTGAATAGACTACAAAACACTCATAGTCATAGTTCCATTCATACTTTGCATTCATCTCAAGTATACCACTCTCCTTTCCTGTAAAGAAATACAAAGGAGTATTTCCCAAGCTTAGTATTACCTTTGGCTTGTTGGTTTTTATTTCCTTTTCTAACCATAACCTTGCACACTTTCCTATTTCATTCTTATAAGGTTTTCGATTGCTAGGTGGACGACATTTTACAGCATTAGTTATAAAGAAATCACTCGCACTCATTCCACACTTGTCGAACATATTTCTTAACTCTCTTCCTGCCATTCCAATAAATGGTTTTCCTCCTGCATCTTCATTCTTACCTGGTGCTTCTCCTACTATAAATCCATAGAATTTATCCCTGCTACAATAATAGGGAACTGGGTTGGTGCAAGTCTCTCTCAATTTACAATTATTACAACTTGTACAATCTACTCTCTTTTTTATTTTCCTTCTCAATATTCTAAACTTAGTTATCTTTTTTAATCGTTGAATCATATCTATATCTTGAATGCCATCAACGATAGCATAATCTCGGATAGCTACTCTTGTTTTATGAGCAAGATTTTCTAACTTACTGCAGATAACATTAGATTTAATACTTTCTATTTCATCTTTATGTTTAGCTTTTATGTCTCCATCAAACCAGCCAACTATATACTCTTCTCCATCATATAGATTCCCATATACATTTCCGAGATTTTGTTGGTCTACAAATCCACCTATCTTCTTACCACTATGAGCTTCAGCATAACTATACTTCACTTCAGTAAGCTCTCCGATAACTGTATAATTCCTATTGGCTCTTTTGAAATTTATTTCAGCTATCTTCAAACTTCCTAACATACTTCTGAGCCTGTCAAAGAAATATATCTTATTAGCTCCAGAAATATATGGAATAAGTTTCTTTATAATCATAAGAGTTTGTTTCTCAGAGTAGAAGTCATACTCCTTCTTCCACTCATACTTTCCCTTTAAGACTTGTTCAAGGTTTTCCATAAGTTGCCGTTGATTAGGATACCAACATTTAAAAGCTCCTACTGAAGCCATAGCTTCTATTACTCTCTTATTGACTACTCTTCTGTTGACTCTTTTTAGGAAATCTTGAAAATCTTTGAATGGTCCATTTTTCTCTCTTTCTCCTAACATATTCTCAGTTGCTTTATCTCCACATCCTTTTATTAAAGCAAATCCCAACATCAGTCCATCTTCATAAAAGTCTATTTTCCTTTGAGAATGGTTTACATCAGGCATATATGTCTTAATGTCCATTTGTCTCATGCCTTCAAAAGCTTCCCATAACCTATCATCAGCATTTGTATTCTCTATAACAGCTTTAAAGAAGATAGTGGGGTAATGTATTTTACAATACATACACCAGAATCCTATAAGAGAATAGGTACAAGCATGAGAGTTGTGGCTAACAAATCCATTAGCTATAAAGTTGTTATTAGGAGATTCCATTTCTATATCATAAGTATCTTTCATTCCAGAAAGGTTAATGCTTTTGACTTTTTTGTATATAGTAGGTCTGCCTTTGTCCCATTTCTTTTTCCTTCCTAAAGAATAATCATGAACTTTATGACACCTTGGACAAAGATTTTTTAAATTACTTTTCTTGTTGTTTAATCTATTTCCATCTAAGTGAGCAGTTTCTATTCTTTTGTGTTCCTTCCCACATTCCATACATTTATTTCCAAACTTTTTAAGATAATCTTTTCTTATCCTCTGAAATTTAACAGACTGCCCATTAGGTTTTTCTTGAAATCCTTCTTTACCTTTTTTAGAGTTTAACTTAAAATTTCCATTGGTAAAGTTATATCTGATATTAGATTTTTCATAGTCTCCTATAAAGGCTACTTTATCTCCTATTTCAATATCTTCTAATTTTTTCCAACCTTTACTTGTTAAAAATCTATGGTCTAAAGTAGCTTCTACAAAATCTCCTCCAACAGTTTCTATTTCATATACTTCTTTCTCTCCATTATAATATATATCTATAATTTTATTAGGTTTTATTCTTCCATTTTTATGCTGACTTAATATAAAACCATATCCATAAGTTCTTAATTTGCTTCTTAAAGAAAGACCATGGACTTCTTTCGCATATTCTATATTATTAACTATTTTCCACAAATGTTTAATAGAATATGCATTATTTCCTTTGTACCAAGATGCCCTTAACACTTTAGTATCACCACATATACATTTGTTAAATCCATAACTTCCAAAAGTCTGAATCTCTTTAAAAAGTTTTCTGGATAGCTTTGGAGAAATGTTTCTTTTTTCTTTACACTTCGCTACAAATTCTTCTTCAAACTTTCCAAACAATTCATCTCCCTTACTTTTACTAACCACTTTTCTAATCATGTCAGTAGTTTTCCAACCAAATCCTGCAAGGAAAACCATAGTTTGCATAATTTGCTCTTGATAAAGAACTATACCACGAGTTGGTTCAGTTATCTTTTTCATATAAGGAATAATATAGTCAGGTTTTTTGCGTCCATGTCTTACATCTTCATATCTGCTCATAGTTCCAGACTTAATACAACCAGGTCTATGGAGAGCATTAGCGTCAATTAACATATCAAAATTTTCTATTGGAGCTAATCTTTTACAAAGTTTAGCCATACCCTTAGATTCAAATTGAAAGACTCCAATAGTGTCTCCTTCTCCAAACATCTTCAACACTTCTTCATCTCCTACATCTATCTTCTCAAAGTCCAGAACTTCTCCAAGTCTATCTTTAACCAAATGTTGTACGTCATTAAGTATGCTCAAGGTTCTTAATCCCAAAATATCTAACTTCATCAATCCAATTCTATCTAAGTCATCTTTATCATAACAGAGTATCTTACCCTTAGAACCTCGAAGAATGGCTGCACGTTTCGGCACAATCTCATCTCCTGAGACAACAACTCCTGCAGCATGTTGACCGACTTGTCGGATATTTCCTTCTAAAACTGTGGCGTGTTTAATTACTTCTGGATGTTTCTTTTTATATTTTATGCATTCTTCAAATACTTTAAAGCTATCATCTATGGAGAAATCTGCTCTTGCATCTCCTGTACTCCGAGTAACTATCATTTTTGTTGCATCATTTGTTTCCTTTATGCTAACATCAAACACCCTAGCTACATCTTTAATAGCCATCTTGCCCTTCATGTTAGCGAAAGTAATTACTCCACTTACACACTTCTCTCCATACTTCTCAGTAAGATAGGTCACAACTCTATCTCTTTTCCTATCTTCAAAATCAATATCAATATCTGGAAGGTCTATTCGGTCTGGAGATATGAAGCGAGAGAATATAAGTCCGTAGTGAATTGGGTCAATACCAGAAATTCCTAAGCAATAACTGGCTAGGGATGAGCTCACAGAACCTCTGCCTGGTCCAACCATTATATCCTCTCGCCTTGCCCACTCTACTAAATCCAGAACTATTAAAAAATATCTACTAAAACCACCTTCAATAATGGTTCTTATTTCAAATTGTAATCTTTTCTTATATCTCAAATATTCAGGACTGTCCTTTTTAAAGTCAAATCTCTTTTTATATCCTTGAAGACATTTCTTCTTAAAAAGCTCATCATCAGTCCAATCCGAGTCGTTTACACTAGGAAGGTTAAGAGGCAGGTCTTTAAGCTTAAAGTGACACGATGACGCCACTAGCATGGTGTTTTCTAGGGATTCTATATAGAATTTATTAGGTAAATCTGTCTTAAATTTGTTTTCCATTCTTTGGAAGTCATCTAACATTTCTTCTCGGCTTTTAAGATAGAGGTCTCTGATGTCAAACTTCCAACGTTTTGGGTCACCCCATTTAGCTTTTCTTTGTATTGCTAAGAGGACTTCATGAGAAGTAGCATGCTTTTTTAATACATAATGACAATCATTAGTGGCTATTACTTTACTTCCATATTTTTTCCAGTATCTATAGGCTTGTTGATTTAAGAGAGATTGTTCATTCCAAACATGAGGTTGAATCTCTAAATATAAATCTTCAGCAAAACACTCAAGTAGTTTTCTAAAATCCTTTTCTCCATTTTCTTTTCCCAATGGACCAGCAACACAAGCTGTAGCACAGACTAAACCCTTAGAGTATTTACAAATCATATCTATAGTTACACGAGGTCTACGATAATAGTTTTCTGGTTCATTACCTATGGTGATAAGAGAGTTGAGACTTTCTATGCCTTTCTGATTCTTAGCTAGAAGAATGAGATGGTGCCGTCTTGCTCCTTTATCTTCTAGGGAATCTACATAATATAACTCTTGTCCAAGAATTGGTTTTATTTTCTCTTTAGTAACTGCAATATGGAATCTATAAAGACCACCCATACTCGCATGATTAGTCTGAGCGATGTATTTCTGCCCAAGTTCTTTAGCTCTCGTTGCATAGTCTGAGGGATGTCCAAGACCATCCAGTATAGAGAACTCGTCATGCAAGTGTAGGTGGCAAAAGTCTCTACTCATGTTTTCCTTATTTCAACAGATTGATTATAGTATCTTTCTCTAATGTCTCAGGAGAAAGGTCAATATCTATATCACATTCTTCCTTATCCCCAACTACTGTTGCACCAGCATATTCGAGAATACCTTTCAATCCTATAGTATTTTTATAGAACTGGAAAAGGTATTTTCTACTGTGTTCCATATAGTCAGCTCCATAAGAGGTTATAGACTTTCCTATATTAGCTTCAGCATAGTAAAACTTACATTCCTTTTCAGTAATGGAAAGTAGACCTAATATCTTCTGTGATTTATTTATGGAAGTCTTAGATACAGATAGTACATTATTTGGGTCAACAGTATAGTTCTTTCCAAATCTTGCTACTTCCTCTTGAGCAACTAGGATTTTAAAAGGAACTTCAGCATTCTGTGCTTTGTCATGATTAAAATAGTTTACTACCAGAATCATATCCTGGTTAAACTGTTTCTTAATATAGAAGAGTTCAGAAGCTCCCTTTGGTTTAGGAGCATCTGTTACATCTCCAGAGAATAAGATTTTTCTATCATCAGTCCGATAACTTCTATCCCATCCTATCTTCCCAAGTTCAGGATTCTGCAAAGATAGGTCAAGGTCTATTCTCTGACCTTTAAGATTGAACCACTGTACTCCTAGAATCATATTGTTAGGAACTGTTACACAAGTACCTGAAGGAAAGTCTCCTGTAAACATCTTCTCTGTAGCAGGAAGAGCATAGTCTATATAATCAGGGATATAGATTTTCTTCCCCTTTACATTTTCCTTTACACTTTTAGCAATAGAGTGTAAGACTTGTGCTAAAATCATATTAGAAACCATACTATTAGATGGCTCAAATGCTTTTGCAAATCCTTTACCATTCCTTATTCGATATAGAATAGAATCAGCACCAATAGTACGGAACTTCAAAGCATAAGCTAACCTTATCTTTCTGAAGGTATTTGCTTTTTCTAAACACCTTTCTAATTCTACTGTATTAAGCTTCTTTCCTTTCTTTATCCGAGCCGTAACTGTGTTCAGATAATCTTCTGGAAGAGGCTTATGGTTCTTTGGAGCAAGCTTTCTGATTCGGTTTATTATACTTCCTAATCTGGTATTGGTTTTAAAAGCAAGGAAGAGAGGTTTAAAGCGATAGAATATTTCACTCAATCTTTCTAAACCATATTTCTTTTTATATTTGTTGAAAAGAGCAAGAGTCTGAAGGTTATCTTTAGACTTTATCTCAGCTATAGTCATTTTGTCTTTAATGAGAAGAGTCTTATTGGTAGACTTATAAATAGCATAACGTAGGAACTCTACAGGACTCTTAGGAAATATATCTAAATAATCATATAGAGCTATCCGAACTTCTTTATTTTTCACTTTTTCAAGGTCATTAGTCTCTACATCTACAAAAGTAGAAACATCTATAACATCTTTCTTTGTTTCCTCTTTTAAAGCAATTCCTGTATCCAGAAAGTCTAACAACTTTACTTTCAATTCATCTTTAGTATATCCTTTTATTACAGTTAGTTTTATTTGGTCTAACTTTGTTTCAGGAATATCCAACTCTTCAACAGGAATAAAGACTGTACTCTCATCATATATCCCCATTCTTTCAAAGCCATAGGTAGTCATATAGTGAATCAACTGTTCCATGACTAATTGCTCGATACTGGCTTCTTGAACTTTCTTCCAAGACTTATGGAAAGAAGCATTCATCTGTCCTGCTGTCAAGCCTACTTCTTTCTCAACAACTTTGATTAACTGGAGCAACTCTGCTTCAGAGTAATTCTTAACTACTTCAGGAGAGAATACAAATCCTCTTTTTATAGTCTCTTCAAGAATTAGTCGGTTGGCATTTTTCTTCCCTTTCTTTGTGATAGGAAGAGCTTTGAATAGATTGATGGTTGACTTCATCACATCCCTCCTTTAGTGGTAAGGCTAAAAGTAACCAGATAGGAACTTTTTTTGCCTTAGTTTGTTTTTATTTTCAAAAGACGAGAAGTATTTAGACTGGTGGTTAGCCAGTTCCGATATATATAGGAACTTCTTATGTCTTAAATTTTTTTAAAAAGACGAAAAGTATTTCAGTGGCACAGCCAACCTAAAAGGAAGGCTCTGTCGGTTATTAGGAACTTTTTCTGTCTTTAAAAATCTCCCTTTTTAATGAGACGAAAAGTATCTTTCGAGTCTGCTGGTTAGGCAGATTATTTTTTAATAGGAACTTTTTTTGTCTCAATTTTTTAGGGAGGCGAAAAGTATTTTTTCTCCAAATGAAAGTTGTTTAGGAACTTTTTATGCCTCAATTTTTATGAAGACGAGAAGTATTTACATTATCAGAGTATTGTCGTTTAGGAACTTCTTATGTCTTCACTATTTAAAAGACGGAGAGTATTTTTGATTTCAAGTCAGGTTAATAGGAACTCTCTTTGTCTTATTATATTTGTAGTATCTCTTTATCTTCGAATTCACTCTCCTTTATTTTCAAATACATATCTAACATATTACTAAAATTAGCTAAGTCTATACATGAATCATGTACACTCTCAAAATTAGGGTCACCATCATTTTCAAGAAGATTTATCAATCGAGATACTTTTCCTTCCATATGAACTAGTAAATGCATACCATTTTTAAATCTACTATTCAACCAATGTTTTCCATAATCAATATCTTTTTTTATAAATACTTCTTTAGCTTCTGCAAAAAAAGTATCATAGCAACCAAATATTACTTTGTTGTCAACTTCTATCATTCTATCTCTCCTACTCTATAAACCTATTATATTCTGTTATTTACGAAAAGTAAAGTGTTATTTTTTTATTTTTTTTCTAGCCATTCAAAGATTAATTTCTTCATTATTCTCTTCCATACTTTTAATTGTCCAAGCCAAACCCAAAAGGTATCTGTCGCTAATTGGGTCACCTTTCATTAATCTATTAAGTGTTTCACTACAAATTTCTCCCAATCTATTTCCTTCAATAGCACAACTAGAAAAAGATTCCAAATACATAGTTAATGTAATCAAGGATAAAGTTTTCATATAAGCCATAGCAGCAGCTGCAGCTGGGTGATATTCTCCCCTTCTTATAGTGCCTCTTGTTTCTTCTAACATCTCTCACCTCTTTGAATAGATAATCTCTTAGCCATACTTTTACTTATAACAAGTTCTTCTATTATTTCTACTCCAACTGGTACAACTATCCAATTTTTACTTTCAACAGTATCTCCCAACCAACTTTGTGCAGCATCTTTAGTCCCATAAAGCCCAGCACAGCAATCTCCTTTGACTGTAGGAAGCTTTTTGCTTTTTTTACTAATTATCATATAGTATTTCATTTTATTTGTTATCCTCATTATCATATAAGTGAGTTGCAACTAAGCTTCCCCAAAACATTGGCCACAAGAAGAACCCCCAAAAATCTTCCATATAATGTATATTCTTATTGCTAGTTTTAATGAATCCTAATGTAAAAAGAAATCCTACTACCCACCAAGCTAATATAACTATCATCATTCACTCTCCTTTCTTTTATTCTTATGCCATTCACTAAATATAGTTCTTTCTTTCTCTGTTAGCTCATTTGGAAACATTTTATCGTCTTTTCCTAATTTTTTTAATTCATCTTTTATACCCAAACAAGTACTGTGCCAAGCAAGAATATTGTAAACATCTCGAATATTTTCATCTCTTACAAATTCAAATTTTGCTGTAACAATATGATGAACAAAATCAATAAACATATCAGGATTTTCAGTAGCATACAAATCCAATAACTTTTCAAAACAGTTATTTTCTTTGCAATAGTTCACAATCTCTTTCGCTATAATTTTACTTTCTAATGAATTACTCATTTCTTTTATTTTCTCTTATTTGTTCCAGAACTTTTAACCTATCCTCAAACACACCTACCCCTTTATAACCACAACCACTATGTTGATGGGTAAACATTCCATTATGGTACCATATATCTCTATGACAAGCAGGACAACCTTCTTTTACTTCTAAAGCTCCACACTCCTTACAATAGCTTTTTCTCTTCCTCATCCAATTACCAAACCATTTTGGCTTATCACTTACTGCAGCATATTCAAGTTCTTTTTTACAGAAAGGACAAATATACCCATCAAAGATGTATTTCTTTTTCTTCTTCTTTTTTGGTTTAGACTTTACATGAGGCTTCTCTATCTTTTCAAAATCTTGTTCTGTGATTTTGTGCTCTTTGCCTTCCTTGCCTCCCCCAGTAAAGAAATGTTTGAATTTACTATTTATTCTCATCAATCCCACTCGCTAATAGTAATACATCACTATATTCTTTGTGTTTAGTCTCACAAGGTTTACAGATATACAGTCGACCTATTTCTTTTTCATGTCTAATTACTTCTTGAAATTGTAAGTTAGCTTCCATTCCATTCTTCCCACATCGGAAACAAGCTATTTTTTCGGCTGGTTTTACTTTATACATTATCTTCTATCTCCTTATGCTTTTATTACAGCCAGAGGTTCAAGTTTAACAACTATTTCAACAAGGTCATCTTGTTCTTGCATAACTAAATCAATATCTTTATATGCAGAGCTTGCTTCATCTAAGTCTTTAGCATTTCTGATAGAATGTATAATACCTTTATCATTTAATTTTTTCTGCTCTTCTTCTAAATTAAGTTCTTTTTTGGCTCTACTTCTGCTCATTGTCCGACCTGCACCATGAGAACAAGAATTGAAACTTTCTGGATTGCCTTTACCTTTTACTATATATGATGCTGTTCCCTGACTTCCTGGTATGATTCCATATTCTCCTAATCTTGCTGAAGTAGCACCTTTTCTGTGAATAATAACATTCTTTCCAAAATGATTTTCATACTTAGCATAGTTATGATGGATATTTATTTCCTGGTCAAAAAAACAATCAGTTACTTCATTAAATTCATATTTTATTACACTCATCATCTTCTTTCTATTTTCAAGAGCAAATTTTAAAGCATAGTTCATAGCAGACAAATAGTCTTTAGCTTCCTTTGTCTCTATAGGAAGAAAAGCAAGACCATCCTCTCCTTTTATTGGAGGTATATTTGAAAACCATCTGTTACATAAATTAGTAGCTATTCGGTTATAAGTTTTTGCTATCTTTAAGCCGAAATTTCTACTTCCAGAATGAAGCATAATCCAGATATATCCATCACTTCCTTTTTGTATTTCTATAAAGTGATTTCCTCCACCAAGAGTCCCAAGTTGTTTTTTAGATGATTCAATTTCCTGATTTATAATTGGAATATCAGGGTGTTCTTCAAAGCCTTCCCATTCTTGTTTTTTACTATGGTGATTAAATCCTACAGGGATTGCACTTCTAATACCTCCATGATTTTCTTTGCTGCCTCCAAAAATCTTTTTAATTTGTTCTTGAGTTATTTCTGTTAATGAGGTTTGTACTGCACACATTCCACAGCCAATGTCTACTCCTACAGCATTTGGGATAACTATTTGTTTACATGCAATAACCCCACCAATAGGCATACCATAACCTTGATGAGTGTCAGGCAGAAGACAGATATGTTTAAAGACAAAAGGTAGACTTGCTAAGTTCTGTGCCTGGTTTAATGCTCCTTGTTCTGGATTATTACACCAACATTTTATTGGTACTCTTTTGCCTTCATATACTTTCATCTCTTTTTCCTTCCTTTATAACTCTATTATATTATGGTATTTATGAAAAGTAAAGTGTTTTTTTTATCCTATCACCCTCCCACTATAAAATTGTTTATCAAAGAGTTCCCATGGTACTATAGCGAAACCATGTACTCCCCAATTCTCTCCCCAAGAGTTCTGTATGTAAACTCCGTCTTTGTCGTAGCCACAGAGTAATACTGCATGTCCACCTAAATCTTCTGCTTCTCCATCAAGTATATTCAGCATACCAGTTTTACCATTTACATAGTTCCATTCATCAGTAATATCAAAAGCTGATACTACTACTCCATATTGGTGAATAGCGAACTTAATAGCAATTCTTGTTTTCTTAATGGCTTTCAATTCTCCTTTTATAAAACCTAACTGGATAGCTCCTTTGATAGCTGAGCTCAATGTAGTTCCTTCACTCTTAATCCAGTCTATTGTTTTAGCTTGTCTATAGATTTCATCTCCATCTACTTGGCGAGAATAATGAAGGTGTTTCCAATTTTGAAATTCTATATACCCTGCAGTAGCATACCCTGCACAATGAGGAGTGTTGCCTTGATTACTGCTCATTAATAACATATCTCTGTTGTCAATCTTTCTTGGAGCAAGGAACTCTGTATTAGTTTTTACTATTTTTGTTCCAACAGGAAGTTGCTCTTTGTGACAGAATCCTGCTTTGAAATGAGTTACTTTAATTCCTTTGATTAAATTGAAGATATTCATTCTACACCCTCCACATGTGGACGTTTTTTTAACACAACTAAATAATTATAACCTCCAATGCTATCCTTTTGAGCTGAGATATTCCATGAGTGCCAAGGAACAGGTGTAATGGAATCTAAATCATAATCTAAAGTATTCTCATTAATAAAACACTCTACTCCGTATGGGCGCAAATTTCCTTTAACTAAAGCCTGTTTTTCACTCATTCAATCCCTCTTGTTGTTAGCAAAGTTCATCTGTATTTTCTAACAGATAATCTAAAACACTTACTCTCCATTTGTCTTCACCATCTTCTTCTGGAAGGTCGCCATCATACCTATCTAAAATATCATCTAATTGGTCTTGTAAATCTTCAATTCCATCATATCCTTCTTCTAAAATCTCAACTTGCAAATCCATTGAATCCCAATTATTATCTCCAAATACTGAATAATGTGGTAATGTTTTTCTTTCTGCTTTAATCTCTTTAATCTTTTCATCAATTTCTTTTTTTGCTCTCATTCTACACCTCTTATTGTTACAAAGTTTGAGTTATCCATTAATGGTGGTCTTATATCTTTCTCAGTAGTCTCACAACCTATTAAAGAAACTCCTAATATTAAGCCAACTGCTAATGCTAAAAATATTAGAAAGTACATTATATCATTTCTCTTCTTCATTTATTCTCTCCAGTTTGTATTCCCAATCACGAGAACTTTCTTCTGGTGCTCTGCGATAAACTTTTCTATACTTTATTCCATCTTTTTCTATATAATTTAATGAATTGCTGCAACCATTAATCAACAGCAAACCCGCCATCTGTCCTACAAACCAAATCATCAACAATACTGCTCTCATTTTCACTGATTTCCTCCTTATTTAATTTTATCTTAATCTTATCTTCACTTGCATAATATTCCCTTGCTCTATTATTCAACTCAATTGTCACATTCTTTCCCTCTTCCTCATATATGGCTATATGTGAATCACCTTCACTAGCTTTTCTATATACTTCAAAAGCTACCCCATCTCCACCATCAGCACCTTTTCCTAATGTTTTTGCAAGAGTAGCTACTTCTTTTCTCTCATCTGCTATCATCTGAGCTACTTTTGCACCTTCCTCTTCTTGAACTTTCTCAACTATTTTATCTATATCAGGACTAGCTAATGTTTTTGCAAAAGTAGCTACTTCCTTTATTGAACCAACAATAACTTTTTTATCAATCTTTACATCAGATTTAAAAGCACCACTAACCAAATTAAAAATTATAATAACTGTAATAATAGTACCACATCCAATTCCATTATCTTCACTCATCTTTCATCACCTTCATTAGTTCATCATATACCATTTCAGCAACTTTCTTAGCTCTACAATATTCATCAGTAGCTACTCTTCCATTAAGAATAATATCATCTTTGCGGTCAAGTTTTATAAGACAGAATCCGAAAGTCTCATTTGTCCAGATTATCTTCTTTGCTAACTTTCTTATCAGAGAATTCTTTTTCACAGCACTCCTCTGGCTCATGTAGTCTTTCTACTCTGAAGACAGTACAGCCTATATCTTTTAGCTGTCTATTTACTTGCCAAAGCTTTTCTTCTTTAGAGTTCTTATCTGCCCAAACAATACGAAACATCATACTTTGAGATTTATATGTTACCTCAGTCATCTCCCTCTCCTTTACTTTATGGGTGCTTGTTTTCCATTAATGTACCATGTTCTATCTTCACTTTACTCTCCTTTAAGTTCATGGACCAAGTTCTCAACACTATCTTTAGTTCTATATACTTTTACAAAAGCAGGTATCCAGCCTTGGTCCATTTTTGGGTGAGCATTCCGTCTAGTAGGTTGAGTTACTATTCGGTCATGCTTTTCAATATCAACCACTATATTATTAACCATTATTTCCATTCTTTCTCCAACTCCTTTATCTGGTTACTTATGTCCATTTTATCTTAACAAAAGTTAATCGACCATTTCGCACATCCTCATTATAAAACTTTTTCAAATGAGGAAAGTCTTTGCTATGAAGAATATTCCAAAACTCTTCTTCTGTATACCAAAGTGCAGCAGGTGAATAAATCTTAGCTTCACCATCAGGCATATTTACACTCATCCAATCATTACACCATTGACAAAGTTCTACTTGAGTGCCTTTGAATTTTCCTTGTTTAATCTCAGCCATTATTTTGTAATCTCTCCTCTTGGTCTATCAGGATATATGCCATCAGTCTTAATCCATTCTATTGGTCCACCAGCAAGAGATGATTCTTTAAGTACAAAGAAAGGGTGTTGTTCAGGTCTATGAGTCCTCTCACTTTGTCTCCAAGGGAATGGATATTTCTGGTCAGGAGGAAAGTCATCTACATGGTCTGCAAATGCAGCTCTTCTCAGCTTATCACTATGGCTCTTTAGAGAATTACCGAAAAGTTCAGGCATCTTCATCTTTACTTCTCTTACCATCAATTGAGCTACAGCATTTATTTCCCAATCCATACAGAACTCCAACCTATTAGCTAACAAATTCTTTAAAGTAGCAAAGGAATAGTTTGCATGTATCCAAGTAGTAGTTCCTATAGGCAAAAGTCTACGAGCATCTTGATAAGCAAGTCCTGCATCTACTAGGCTTGCATATAAATATTTTCCAACTTCTAAATATTCTCGGATAATTCCTTTCATATCCTTTCCATAGATTTTTTCTAAGTTCTTTATTGGTTCTTCATCTACTACACAATCCTTTAGTCCAAACACTGTAGTTGGTTCTGGCTCACATATTCTTACTAGAGCTTCAGGCATACGCCAGCTCTGATGTCTCCAGTCGTTGTTCCTACCACCTTGTTGCATAAAGCCTGCTCCAATCCTAGTCCGAACTAACTGATGGGTACAAGCTCTACTTATTCCTTCAATAGTCCACATAGTAGTTATAGCTTCCAGACACTGCCCCAAACTCTTTCCCCTTATGCAATCTTTTATGAGAGTCATTTCTTCTTTAGTGAAATCTCTAAGGTCTTCACTAAATTCAGGAGTAGGAAAAGGCTTATCTCCCCAAGTGCTTTGTATCTCTCTAAGAAGATGCCAGTAAGGATTCTCTGGTCCAAAGGCATCCAAAGTTACTTTTATATCATCTACTCCATACTTTATTTCAGTTCTTGGTATTTCCCCTTTAAAATTTGCTACTGGTCTGTGATTTTTGTTCATACTTCCTCCTTATATTAGGTTATTGATATATTGTAGTTCTCCAGTAATTTTACTTAAATTTTTCATTCGGCAGATATTTGTATCTAAATTTTCACATTGATTATAGGACTGGTCTATAAGGTAAGTAAGTACTCCACAAGAAGCAAATCTCTTAGCATTTCCTAAATCATCTTCTATTGCAAACTTTATATTTTCAAAAGGAATCTTCATATCAATCAATCCCTCTAGCTTATTCTCAGTAAAAACTAAGGAATCGAATTGTATATTTTTATCTCTAAGCCAGAACAATGTATCTCTAGCAACTCTTTTATATTTCCGTACTGGACGAGCAGTAACTATAACTATCGAATATCCCCAAGCTTTTAAGCATTTTGTTAATGTGCTGGCTCCCCTATAAGTTTCTAGTTGTCTCTTAACTCCTGTCTTTCGGAATTTCTCTTTAAGTACACGCCAATCTTTAGCATTAATTTTTAAGTCTATCCAAAAATCATATCTCTCTGTATCTTCTTCTTTGAAAGAGTTTCCTGTTTCTTTATTTATAAACTCAATAAATCCTTTTCTATATTGAGCTAGAACTCCATCAATATCTATTACACAGCAGTCTTTATAAGTAGAAATGAATTCTTGGACATACCTTTGTTGATTGATAACAGACTTCTTATAATTTTCTTCTAAAAACTCATCAGAATTATCACACCATAGTACTGCTAGAGACATAGTATATTTGAACAAGTCCACTATTTCTTCTACAATATTATCCTTATTGTATTCCTTAATCTCTCTTCGGTGAAGTTTCCAGTTAATTTGTTTCATTAACTCTCCGACTTCTCCCATGATACTCATAGCATAGTCTTTAGTGAATTGATTTCTTTCTTCTTCTGTTAGACTATCTAAATTGGGAATGAAGATTTTATTAAATTTCTTTTGTTCTTTCCACATATCTTTAAAATTCATTGAGCATATCCTTTATAGTCCTCACTCTATCATCAACATTGTGCAATAGTACTGAGCTGTCCCATTGAGCATATCTTCCAACACTATATACTTCTTTTCTAAAAAGATTTTGTAGTAGATTATTATAATCTCCTGAGTTCAAGATTTTTCCTGGTCTCAGAGTTACTACTCCATCCAAGCAGTCTCCGATATGTTCTTTTGTTTCAAATATTTTATTATCATTAAAAAGTTTTGTATATCTATAATATTCATATTTAGTATCATAATTAGTCCACAAGTAAGGGTCACACTTATCGGTTCTAAGACAGACTCTTTGGTGTATACAGATAGGAGAATGTTGGAAATCATTTACCATTTTTATTCCAATCAACTCAGCAAAAATATTTAAAGGTATAGTATTTATTAGGACATCATAGAAGTATGTAGAGCTACCAACTTCAATAGTCTTTTTATATATATCAATATGCTGTATCATTCCATCTCTATCTACTTTCAAAGGTTTCTTATCTCCTTTTATTAGCCACCCATAAGTTACACCAACTGGAAATTGTCCTTCTTTATTTGTATGCTCTTCCCAAGTATCTCCATATACAGATTTTTTATATCGCTCAATTCCTTCTTTTGTAACTGGTTCAAAATCTATTGTTGTTTCTACTTTTATCTTTTGCATTTCAAAAATATCTTCTAAAGGTCTATGTAAATAATGTAGACCGAAATTATATGTGGGTGAGGTCACTTTCCCTATAACCATAGATTCAGGAAAGTAGTGCTTAGCTATGGAAGCACTTGCTCCACACCCACAGATAATGATTTTAGGATTATCCAACATATTCGTAAGAAATCTTTCCTTTAGATTCACTTTTGATAAATGTCTTAGGTTTAATCCCTGCATAAGAAGCAGTAACTAATACATTAGCTACTTTCTTTGCACGATTAGCTGGGTCAGAACATTTCAAGCCACTTTTCTCTATAGCTCCAATAATTCTGTCCAGAGTTGCTTTCTTTTTATCTACAATAGTCTTGAAGACTATGAAAGCTGTTGTTCCTTCTTTAAATGGAGAAATAGCTCCATTGATAGTTGGATATGTTATTTTCGATTCTGCTTTAGCTTTTGTCTTTGTAGACTTAGCTTTAACTTCTGTTTCTTTCTTCTCTTCTTTCTTTGCCACTTTGGACTCCTTTTTCTTAGGTTCTTCTTTTCCTTTCTTACACTTCTCCGCATCAACACACTCTTGGCATGCTTCATCACTTGCTAGATAATTGCCGAAACAGTCATCTTCATTATCATCATCTAGCACATCTTGCTCAAGCTCTTTCTTGCTTTTGCCCATCTTTTCCTCCTTCCTTTTTGGGGTTAATTATTTTCTCTACTATTATAATAAAGTTTTTCTTCTGAATTTTCTGAAAAATCTTTCGAAATCATAAAATAATTTTTAAACAGGCATTTTAGTTCTTTCAATTGAGTTTCCAATCCTTTTCTTCTACAACCCATATGGTTCTCTAAGTCTCTCTTTAAACCATACTTCCTATCCTCTCCTGCAAAAAAGTTAATCATATTCATATATAAATTACTTGTTTTTGGAGAAGCATAGCAAAGAACATATTCTCTAAATTCTCTCACATACATCCTTCTCTTTCCATCATAAATACTCTTACCATTCATTTTATGTCTATTTATCCACATCCCATGGGAAGAAATAGTATGGTGTGGAGTTCTTTTAAGAGTCCTAAAAGGCATTCGTAAGGATTTTATATAGTGTATAATTAACCATTTCATTCCATTGACTCGTTTCCGTTTTCTGTGTCCTTTGTATCTAGGATATTCTTTCACCAAGAGTAAGAGACATTTGCTTTTCATCTCCTCATAGTTAAGAGCATAATGTTGTGGCCACTGTTTAGTTCCACAATGATAATTAATACAAGTTAAAAGTTCCTTTACTTCCTGTTTGATGAATCCATGGTTGGTGCATAAATCTTCTTCTAACTTTCTATCTAAATTTTCCAGCATATCACCCTCTCAATGAGAAAGAGGTTTTTCTCCACAAAGGTCTGGAGCATTTTTCAACTCTTCTCGAATTCGTTTTATGATTTTCAGTCTACTTTCTAATTTTTCTTGCTCTGCTTTTAGGGTATCTTCCAGTACAAAAGCTTCCTTTTCAGAAAGAATAGTACTTGCATTTTCTACTCCATCATTATCCATCTCTTCATATAACTCATCCATCAATCCTTGAAGACGGAGAGCTATTTCATCATACTCATGCGTGCTTAATTCCATGGTGTCTTTCTCCTTCACTGTTTGAGTTTCAATCTCATCTTGTGCTCAATATAACTCTTGTAGTCAATCTTCTTGCTTTCTTTAATAAGTCTAGCACATTCAGATATTCCTATAGAATTGGGGTCATCTTTTTTTAATACAATCATACTTATATCAAAGTACCCTCTAAGTCTCTTGTATAGTTCATCACTTTCCCCTTCAGTATCTGAATCGAGAAACAAGTAAAGATGCTCCAGTCTCTTCTTTAAAAGCATAGATACCTGTTTCTTACTTATAGTTTTACCACATAAAGCTACTGTAGGCATAATTTGGTCTACAGTTATACAATCAAACACTCCTTCGACTATACATGCTTCTCCTCTGTTTTGTAAAGAATCATAATTATATAATACTTCATTTTTCCCTTTTATTGAACTATTCTTGAATGGGTTCAAGATTTTAGGCTTTCCATTTATATAAGTTCTTCCTAAATAGTAAACAAGTTGTTTGTCTTCAAAAAATGGAATTATAATTCGGAAAGCGAGTTGTCCTTTTATTGTATAACATAGTTTATATTTCTTTGTCATTCGGAGTGTGATGCTTCTCTTTTTTAGATATTTACAGGGCAGTGAATCCTCCATAATCACCTTAGTCTCTAAGGGTACATTGTCGAGCTTTGGCGGGGGGAGTTCTTCTTTTCCTCTAAACATACTCTCTACATGCTTCTTTAAGCTACTGTCTATTGTAGAGAGGGAAGTATCTTGTTGAGCTTTCCGATATTGTTCAAGAAGCTTCTTGTATCGGTCTGGTTCAATCTTCTTTATGAAAGTGTAGACAGAATTTCCTCTCTCTGCACATCTAAAGCATTGCCACCGTCCAGACCTTAGATTTATATAGAAATGAAATTCTCTGTCATCTCCACAGAAAGGACATTGTAGTCTCATTTCTTCATAGTTTCCTGCCCAAAGATAGTCTACTCTCTCAACAGGGTATCTCTTCAAAAGAAATCTTTTAATGTTCATCTGAAAGCCTTTTAAGAATTTCTGTACTTTTAAAAAGAGGTTCTTTTTGAATTCCATTTAGAACATCCATTACTTCTTTCACATGCTCCTGACAACCTCTTATTTCTACATTAGCATTTTTCCATCTATAGAAATAAGAGTTCAGGGTTTGTTGAAATTCATTACATTCTTTACAACTCATCTTTCTCCTCCTCTTCTTTACTCATGTCAAATCGCATTTGAGCTATATTTCTTTCTTGTTTAGAGAGATAAGCAAATATTACTAGTTGGTTCAATAGAATACAATGATGTACTTTAGATTCAGGCATGAATTTTATTCCTCTAATTCCTGTAGAACTGTTTTTTAAAATATCTATTATCTCTTCAGTTTGTTTTAAAGAGGTTTCTATAATATCACTTAGTTTCTTGTCCATTTCTTTATAGTTCATTTCTCAACTTCCTCCTCATCTCTTTCTCGGTCATAAGTTATATTCATTTTAGCTTTAAAAAAGTTTATTGGGATAAGTTTTGAATCTTCAACATCCCGCATCTTTGAAGTAAAGAGCCGAGCTTTCTCATCATCCTTCTCTTCTGGGTCTTGGCACAGTCCTAGTACCACATCACACCTATTAGCTTTAGCGAAAGCTTCAGCCATATTGCTCATATCCACTATGTGATGTTTCTTCATAGATTCTTTGTTAGCTTGACTTCCTGTCCAAATAGGGAGCTTCTCTTCTATCCCCAGTGCACAGATTTCTGAGAAGACATTAGCTTGTTCGTGCCTTTTCTCCTTATATGAATAACGGCATGGTCTCATAATGTCTCCATAGTCTATTACTAACATGCCTGGTTTTATGCCTTTTGTTGCTCTCATATTCATCATGTGAGCTTTAATATCTAATATGGTACTTTCTTCGTATGGTAGGTATTTAATTTGTAAATGGGAATGGGCTTTATCTAAAAGAGTTTTCAATCTTTTCCGTACACGTTTAGGATATTCATTAAGTTTATGATAGGTTACTCGGCAGAGAGCTGAATCAAATCGGTTGGATACCTTCCTCTCTGAAAGTTCAAGAGTATAGTAAAAAACATGGTGACCTAATCGGATAGCTGTCTTAGCCATATTGATTAGGAAAATAGACTTTCCTCTGCCTGGTGGTCCAACTATTACTCCAGTCTCTTCAGGGCACAAGCCTCCTAAAAGGTACTCGTCCAACTTTTCTATCCCAGTCGGGATTGCATCCTTTCTCAACCCTTCTTTTCTTTCATCAATCCTCTTGTCCACTTGTTTAGGATTAAAGAAGTCTACTCCTGTGTCTAGGAGGTGATTGCCCACACCTAGAGCCACATCTAGCTTACTTCTCACTTGTATAAAATGCTCCTCAGTTCCTCTTAGTACTAGGTCGGTGGATTCTAGGACAAATTGTTTCATAGCTTGGTTTTTTGCAAACAGTACAATCTTGTCTTCTATGAATTTAATATCCTTGACTTTAATCTGGTAGATTGCTAAAGTTGTTTCTTTGTACAGAGAGAATTCTTCATCACTAACCCCTCTTACTTTTTTTATATGTCGAAGTTCTTCGAAAAGGGTTGATTTGGAAGGAAGGGTGCTGTACTTAGAGAAGTAGTCTACAAAGACACTATAGATGAATTCTAAACTGGTGTCTTCAAAATAACTCGACTTCACAAGGGAGTGAAAGCGAGAGGTAAATTCTTGGTCTATGAGGAAGAGTTTAAGTATTTTTTTCTGGAACTTTTTAGTGAAATCAAAGGTGTCATATCCCATATGTCTTCAGTGCCTCCAGCCGTTGTAGTTATTCTCTTTAGTTCTAAATTAATTATATTCTGTAATTTTAATAAAGTAAAGTGTTATTTCTTATCCTTAATTCCTATTCTTTCTTTTAGTTCAACATTGACTTTTTCTATAATTCCTTTCATGTCAATCTGTTCACGATATTTCATGGCGTTGCCTCCCGTTTAACGCTACGATATTTTTTGTGAACTGCGTTGGCTATTGGTTTAAAATATCCATCCCAAAGAATATATGGCATATCTTTATCAATTT